TTAGCTCGCTGCGCGCTCGGAGTCTCCTGGAGCGATAGGTACACCCGTTTCAATGAATTTCATCAAGTTTGCCTTCTTCACTCTCAGGCTCGAACCGATACGGAGGACCGGGACAGGGAAGTTGCCACGACTTTGGAGGTTCCACGCGGTGCTGCGGTGAATGCCCAGAAGGTCCGCTGCTTCGCCGAGGCTGATTGTCAATGGCTCAGCCTTTGGAGCGACATTGGACGACTCGAACTCGATTTCTGACTTGTTCTTGGTTGACTGCTTTGCCACGGGTGCTCCGCCTTCTACTCCGGACGCTGGGTGCGACCTCAGGCGGCGACGTACCCCGATCCGAGAAAAGATGTCCCGCCGGTCTTCACCATGCGGCAAATCGGTCCTACGCCAGTCCGCGGGCCCGCTGGGCGCCGACCGTGTTGGCCAGGGCCGCATCAGTGCCCATTTCGACGGCCAGCTCGATACCGACTAAGTATCTCTCTGTTTCAGCGACAGCTCCAGCCAGGTCCTCGTGATCTCTCAGGGCGATCTCGTCGCGCTCGCGTTGTTCCTTGACGAACTTCGCTATCTCGTCCATCACCCGCTTGTTCGATCGACCTTCGTCTGCTCCACTTGTCAGCATCATCTGACCCGAGTTGAGTCCCCACAGCGTCGATGAAGCCAAAGCCCACCCCTGGCGGCCGTCAACGTGAAACGTTCCACCGTCGTACTCGACAAGGACCGCGTTTGGCTCAAGCATGGCCACCGCGCTGCGGATGTCGACTTCCCCGCGGTCACGCCACGCGGCCGAGTCTTCGTCCGAGAGAGCTGACAGGTTCGGGCGTCGCCCTTTGGCCCGCGCTCGACGTGTCAGTCGGTCATACTCGAAATTCCAGCCACCCTTGTAGAGCGGATCGGTGAGCGCATACGACACCGTGTCATTTCCGTTGTCCACGATGTCGACGCGGTACACGATGCCATCGATCACTGCTCCGACCGTGCGACGTAGGTTGCCGGCGATCTCGACTGTCGCCTCTGGATTCGACGACGGTGCGAATTGACCACCCGTGGATTGTCCCTTCGGTCGGCGGTTCGTGACGGCAGACATTGGATCTCCTTCTTAAGCTGACTTGGCTTCGGGTGGCATGTGGACGATCTCGGCAACCATGCAGAACGAATCGAGGACTTCGGAATCAATGAGGCGGGGGAAACCGCGTCTGACTTCTTCCTCTATCGCCTCAACCTTGGAGCGACCTTCCTCGCAGGCGTAATCGTTGCCACCGCCTTCACCACTGTTGGAGACGTCGATCCTGACGTCGCCCACGTTCAGGTATCCAGACCAAGCGATGCCTCGCAACGTCTCGATCTCTGATGTGATCTTCATAGACGAACGACGGAGAAGCTCAAGTCCCTCCTCGTTCGGGTCGTACCATCCGCGCTCGTCGAGGTAACTGTGGATGCGAGAGACCGCGACCTCCATTGTCAGTGGAGGCGCACGGAGTTCGCTTAGCTCGACGGTCGGTTCCGGGTTCGCGCTCGGCGCGAATTGCCCTCCTACATTCGTACCCTTGGGTTCGCGTTTGAAGGTCATAATTGCTCCCGTGCTGCGCCGAGCTGATCGGCGGCTTCTTTTAGATCACTTACCAGACCTAAGGCGATCGCTTCCCGCTCCGGGGTGTTGGCGCCAACGTGTCCGAGGTAATCGGCTTTCGTATTGAGCTCGTCTAGCCATTCGTAAAGATCGCCCGTGGCAGCCTCCTGCTCGGCGATCTCCCTTGAGTATCCGATGATCTCCCCCACTCGAGCAAAGTCGTTCCTGCTGCCTTGGCCCCCACGGATTCGCTCGACGATGGCGGCCGCGTTGCGCAGCGCCTCGCTGACGTTGTCGCGAGTGATGGCCCAAGGGGCAAAGTAGCCGACCTCGACGTCGACGGCTGCTTCTGGATTCGACGTTGTCGCGAACTGTCCACCGCCGATGGTGCCTTTGGGCTTACGGTTAGTGGTCATCATTCGCCATCAACGATTCTGAATCGGATGTCGCCGATTTGGAACTCGCCGGCGTCTTTGTCGTACGTCAACTCCGACGCCCGTCCGAAGTCCATCCAAGAGTAAACGTCGCGATCGGCTCCGGACTTGCGGGTACGCATCGCAAACGAACCCGTCTGCACTTTGGTGACTGGACGCTTCAGTCCGACCACTTCAGGCCAGCGAGGGTTCTGCACAACCTCGATGACGGTGCCTACTTTGATCGTCCTCTTCAGGTCGGCCATCGTTCCCGTCTTGTGCAGCGCCGGCAGCGAAGGATCGATGACCGGCGCGTGGAACTCCTCCACCTTGGCTTGTCCGTAGTACCTCACGTCGAAGTAGTCGGTCATCACATCCGAACCGTCATGGTTGTACGTGTCGTGTATCGCCTGAATCGTTTCGCGGACTCGCGTGCCTTCTTCGCTCTCGTGCGCGGCGCCCGCACAGCGCCAGTCATGTTGACCGGGCTTGCAGCTCGAGGGGACCGTGCGTGCGCCAAAGTCCAACTCCCCCGTGCACCGACTGTCGTCGGCGGGAACTGTTGCTCCGGCCCAGTTGCTTACCTTTATGTCGATCGACGCGCCACCTGCGTACTTCTGAGTCGTCACACTGATGTCAGCGTCCTTGGGTAGGCCACCGTTCGCGACCGCCTGCTTGATGTCCTGGCGCATGAGTCCGGCGATCTCGGTGACGCCAAGATTCCTCGCGTCTTCGTATTTGGCCCCGTAGCGACGTTCGTATGGACGGCGCGGCCGCGTTTCTGGCTGACCAAGGACGAGCGGCGCGCTGTCGACGATCACAATCGTTGGCTCGACGAAGTCCACTTGCGCTTCTGGGTTCTCAGACGGTGCGAACTGTCCTCCGACAGGCACGCCTCGGGGTTGGCGGTTTTGAGCGGTTGTCATCGCGTCACCGTCGAGTCGTACTCATCGTTGAAAGGCTGCTTAGTGATGTAGTAACCGACCGCGTCTTCACGAATTCCGTTGACGAGTACTTCATCGCCAAGCTCATCGATCACCGAGGACCACACGTGGTCCGACGGCTGTGACTTGACGAACGCGAGGTCAGTGCCGGACGTCTCGAACGTGCCGCCGTAACGCTCATCAAGTGAGTCGTCGGAACCACGGACGGGGTGAGGAATCGGCTCGTAGAGGTCCGCGAAGTCATCCCGGTTCATCTGGCGGTTGAACGACTCCTCCTCGTCGTACGGAGCGATCTCGTCAACCACCTCCATGAAGGATTCAGCCAGCGGTTCAAACATGCGGCTGTCGCGATCGGCTTCGGCGAGGAACCTGTCGGCGACCGCGCGCCACTGCTCGGGCGTGAGATCGCGATCACCGTCGTAGTAGCCACGGTTCCTGAACCAATAGAGAGCCGGCTCGTCGTCTGGCAGGTTCGCTAGCTGCGCTCGAAGCTCTCCGACCGTTGGCCCCTCATAACCCTCGTACGGATTTACCAACGCGCGGCCGAGATCGACGGTGGCTTCCGGGTTCGTCGACGCGGCGAACTGCCCACCTGCGTCGGCGCCTTTGGGCACGCGACTTTGTCCATTGAGATCTCCCATGTCTCCTTTGATGGGAGTTCTTCTCGCAATCGGCCACGTCTTTGAGTGTCCGTTGGAGGATCGTCTATCGGGACGAAAGGTGCGGGACGGTCCTTTGTGATGGCGCCTGGGTTTCGGGAGTCCCGTTTAGGCCGTCCGAATAAGTACTGTCTAAGGTGCCTTTAACGGTACGCTTTTCCCATGAACGTACTGATTGGCTACGCGAGATGTTCGACCGACCAGCAAGACCTCACTGTTCAGCGCCAAGCTCTTGAAGCATTGGGCGTCGAGAGCGGACGCATCTACTCCGACCACGGACTGACGGGTACCAACCGTGACCGGCCCGGACTTCGCGATGCACTGGCCGCGTGCCGAGAAGGCGACACGTTGGTCGTGACGAAACTGGACCGGCTCGCGCGTTCCGTCCCCGACGCACGCGACATTGTCGACGAGCTGACCAAGCGAGGGGTCAAACTGCAACTGGCCGGTTCGGTCCACGACCCTAATGATCCGATCGGCAAGCTCCTCTTCAACGTGCTCGCGATGGTGGCCGAGTTTGAGTCCGACCTCATTCGATCCCGAACTCGAGAAGGCATGAAACTTGCCAAGCAGCGCGGACGTCTCAAGGGTAAGCAACCGAAACTAAGTGACCTTCAAGTCGCGCACCTCGGGGAACTGCACGATGCGGGCGATCACACCGTCAGCGAGTTGATGGATCTCTTCGGGGTTGGGCGAGGAACGATCTACCGTTCCCTCGAGCGGCGCGTTACGGAGCCCCGTGCTGGTCGAGCCACTGCGCCAACGCCTCGGTGACGATCGTCGAGCGAGCAATGCCATTTGACTCTGAGAACGCGTGCATTCGATACAGCACATTCCGGTCGACGTAGCCCGTCCATCGCTGCATTCTCTGTTCAAATGACCCGCGGCGTTTCGCGATATTGGCGCCCTCAACGGGGGCCCGCAACGGTGCTTCGGCGCGCGTCGGTTCGGCTCGAGTTACTTCAGCCGCGGCCTTCAGTCGATCCTCAAGTCTGCTCATCGGTCTCCTTCCAACGGGCGACGATCTCGTCAGCTAATGGACGAAACATCACGAGAACTGGCGTCATCGCGAAGGACTGAACGACGCGTTCCGACAGTGGCAAGACGGTCGCTGAAACGGGATGACCAGCATCGGCGCAGAGCTGTTGAATTGTCTTTCCCGCGGACGTTGAGCGGCGAACTCGTGAGGGGACGACGAGGTACAACTGGCTCGCCGGCAAGAGAGCAAGCGTGTCGGGGAGCTGGTCCGCTTCGAGCGGAGAGGGTGCCATTGGAATGAGAACAAGATCGGAAACGGCCGCTGCCGCGGTGATCGCCTCGGCGTCGTTTGGTGGTGTATCGAGCACCAACCAGTCGTAAGAATCGGCGAGCGATGGAACCGCTTGAACGATGGTCGACGCCGAGCCGGCGGCAACATCGAAGAGGTCGAGGTCCTCCATCCAGTGGAGCGCCGAACCGTTGTCGTCGAGGTCGATGAGCCCGACTCGATCCGGCAAGCACGCCGCGAGACCGACCGCCAGAGTAGTCTTTCCGACCCCACCTTTACGGTTACAAACCGCGATCGTCCTCATTGGACCTCCAATCCTATACCGAAACGTGTACGTATACGTCCACGTGTACGTGAGGTGCGAAATCTGTGTCCAACTCTCCACTGTCGATTGAGACTGTTGGGTGTGGCGAGGTCATGTAGAGGTGTACGTACACGTAGACGACTACGTGTGTCAATGCTGGTCAAAGGGCATATTCGAGCAAAAAACTGGGTTGAACTTTAGCCCCATTTTTCAGAGGCCATGTGTCGTCTGGCGTCCATTGACGGTATGTGTTTTATTGCGACGAGCCAGCGGGCCTGGGCTCAAAGACACATATTTATGGGGCTCGCAGGGTCGTCGCCCTACCTTCGACTCGGTTGTCTCCCGATGATCTCGACTGGCGTTCCGGGTGGGAAGTAACCGCGTCGGCGTCGCTCCAATCGACGAGTGGCAAAGACACTCGGGATCTTCGAGCCCTTCGTGAGGTTGTGCCGAGCGCAGAGTGCAACGAAGTTTGACATGCTCGTAGCGCCGCCCTTGGAGTGGGGAAAGTGATGATCTCCGTGGGTCGGTGCGTTGGTACAGCGACGTCCGAAGATGTTGAAGTGTTCGCATTGATTCCCCGCGCGGAGGAACCCGCTCGTCCTCTCAGAGAGCGAGAAGATTCTCTTGGGATCGAGATGAGCTCCCTGTCCCCGGCGTGTCGCGAGCAAGGCCACCACTACTGCGGCAACGATCAAACAGAAGTCGTGGCTCATGCTACGAAGTGCAACTTGGCGAAGCCGAATAGTTCACAAATGCCCCGCCCTGACTGTCGTAGTCCGTGGCCACATAGGTGCCTTTAGCGGCGACGAATGAGACCGTCGCTGTCTGGCCTGACGACGAGTAGTCGGTTGGGCCGTCCACCGTCAAGGAGTTAGATGCGGTCGGTCCGGTGCCGCTGACCGTGACACTCTGTCCGCCCGAGCACGTGAACGTCACGGAATATGACGTTTGGGGAGCTGTAGTTGTGGTTGTCGGCGGAGGTCGACGACGAATCGTCGTTGTCGTAGTGGGTGGCCTCGTCGTCGTAGTCGTGGTCTCGACGGGATGAGTCGTTGTCGTAGTGGGTGGCAGCGGCCTTGTCGTTGTAGTCGTCGGAGGAACCGCGTGATGGTGGGGTTTCGTGGTCGTGGTAGTGGGTGGCGGCTTGGTCGTGGTGGTGGTGGCTACCACCGTGGTAGTCGTTGTCGGTACCGTGTCTCTAGCCGCCGGAGCTTTGTGGGCGCCTGGCCCTAACGCGTACCCCGCTGCAAGGATGACGGCCACGAGCGCGATTCCTACGATCGGTCCTCGTGCCCGGAGATACCACCGGAATGTTTGGCCCGGCGTGCGTAGCAACGACACGTTGCTCTTCGAGTTGCCCAAACCCTTGTCGTCATCGCTCACGGTCTGCTCCCGATGTTTGCGTTACAAGAAAAGGGTCTGCCGCCCGTACATCTCGCCAAGGAGGGTAGGAGAGAAATACGGGCGGCAGAGTTCATGCGTGACAGCGACTAGAAGTCGTCGTCGTCGTCCGCTACCGGCTTGGCCTTGGCCTTAGAGGCGGCGGCAGGCGCGTCGTCATCGACGTCACTGGCCTTGGCCTTGGTGACCTTGGTCACACTGGCAGTCGCCCAACGCAAGTCGGGACCAACGGCTGAGGCGGTGACGCTGACCATCGTGAGCGACTTCTCTTCGCCTTCGATTGTGACGTCCTTCGAGTAGGTGTTGAAACGACCGATCACAAGGACGCGCTGTCCCTTGCTCAGCGACTTCGCGACGTTCTCGGCGAGGGTGCCAAATGCGGTGACGTTGATGAAGTGCGACTTCTCGTCGTCACCTTGACCTTCGTTGACCGCGACGGTGAACGTGGCACGGACGGTGCCCTTGTCGCTCTTGGGCTCAACGAGATTCGGGTCCTTGGTCAGGTTCCCCACGAATGAAATGTTGTTCATGCTGGTACTTCCTTCTGCTCAATCGAGCTGCGTTGAGTAGGTGATTTACCTGCTCGATCTCCTATGGATTGAGATCTAAACCAGTGGCGGATTTCTTGGAATCCTGCGGAAACCACTGAATTCATGCACCTCGATGGTCGTTCGGGCCAGCGAGCGCGTTGGACGCGCCAGAGAGGTGCGCTGGGGCGTTGATGCCACGGAGGGTGCCGGCGTCGTAAGAAGAGAACGAGCCTCAAACTGAGGTTTCTCAGCGGCCGGGTAGTCGAAGCCATCGTCGTCGTATTCAGATGGGTCGATGAACTCGAGTTCGATCGCATCTACCGCGTCGTCGAGCGACGCAACGCTCTTCGCAGCGACAGCGAGACGTTCGTGGCGTGGCTTGTCGAAAAGAGTTGGCGCGTCTGGGGCCGTGTCGTCAACGACGGCGGTCTCGTCGTTGATAGGGAACGACCAGATCGAGTTGACCACGAGCTCTTTGACCGACACCTCTTCGGTGTCTGCACCTTCGTCAGTGTCGCGCTGGTATGGCGTCTTGGTCTTGACGATTCCGTCGATGCCGATGATGTCGCCGACCTTGGGCACCGTGCCACTACGCACGATCTTGTCGAGTGTGGTGTTCCATACGACGCAGTCGATGGTCGACTTTGTGCCAGAGAGCCGCATCTTGGCGAAGCTCGTCTTGCGCTTCAAAACCTCCCATGACGTGACCAGCCCGATCGTGCTCACGTTGCCCTCGTCTGGCAACCGATGTAGCGCAACGGGGACGTTGCGAGTCTGAGGCGATCGCCAAGTCTTGATCTGATCCTTGAACACGCTGAGCGGATCGGCGGAGACGAGGATTCCGAGTCGGTCGCGCTCGCGGACGGAATACTCGAGAACGCCCCACTCCGATTTCGAGACGGTGGCGCCTGGGTTCTTGCGAAGGGTTTCGAGTGCGTCAAACATCCCCTTGCGAGTACCAAAGGCGTCGAACGCCCCCGACTCGATGAGCGCTCGTAGGACAGTGATGGAGACGCGGCGAGTCCCATTTGTGACCCTGACGCGGCTTGCGAAGTCGGCCAGAGACTTGAATGGGCCGTGAGCGGTGCGTTCCGCCACGATCTCGGCGGCGACAGTTCCCACGTCGCGAATCTTCGACAAACCGAAGAGCACGACTCCGTCGTCACCGACCGTTGGGTAGGCATCGCTCCGGTTGACGTCCGGGTGACGCAGCTCGACTCCCTCTTCTCTCAGCGAGGCGAGAAAGGCGAGGCGCTTCTCCTGGTTATCTGAGATCGACAGCCAACCGGCGGCGTACTCAGTCGGGTAGTTCGCCTTCAGCCATGCAGTGATGAACGACAGGCGCGCGTAACCAACCGAGTGTGACTTGTTGAACGAGTACTCCCCGGCCGACTTCATTGCCTCCCAGAGGTTCTCCGCGGTGCGCGCGGCGAAGGCCAACTTGGGCTCGCCTGCCATGTCGACGTTGGCTTGAGCACCTTTGATGAACAGTTCCCCCGAGCGGTTCATCTTCTCGCGGTCCTTCTTGCCGATGGCCCTCAGGAGATTGTCACGCTCGGGCGGATTGAAGCCTGCGACCAACTCCGCGATGCGAAGCAACTGTTCTTGGTAGACCATGACGGCCAACGTCTCGTCCATGACGCTCGCGAGGATCTCCACTTCGGCGGGGATCTTCGTGAAGATGTCGTAACTGATCTTTTCGAGACCCGCTCTGCGGTTCGCGTACATGTCGTGCATACCGATGCCGAGCGGCCCTGGTCGATACAGCGCGATGAGGACGGCCAATTCGTCGACCGACGCCGGACGCAGTCGCCTAGCGAGGTCTTGTGTCCCTTGTCCTTCAATTTGGAAGATGCCCTCGGTGCGCCCCGCGCCGACCATCGTCCACGCCTTCTTCGCTTCGTCCGTGCCCGTGTCTGGAATGGTGTCGACGTCCAGATCGATGCCGTGGCGTCGCTTGATCTCGCGCACGGCCGCCTCCACGACGTCGAGGTTGGCCAGACCGAGGATGTCCATCTTCAAGAATCCGAGATCCTCCAGCGCCTCGCCGTCAAACTCGCTCACCCACCCGCCCGTGCCACCGGACTTCTCAGTACGCCGGTCACTCCGCAGCGGGATGAGGCCAACGAGCTCTTCATCGCCGATCACCACACCGCACGGGTGAATTGACTCGGTATTGACGACGCCCTCAAAGCGCTTGGCGATCTCGATCACTGGCTCGCTGCCAGACTCGGCGGCCAGCTCACGAAAGCCTGCACCCGGAGCCCAGCCGGGGTCACTCAGAGCTTTGATGCTTGCGGTCTTGCCGTCTCCCAGCGTCGGTACCTGGTTAGCGAGGGCTACGCCCACCTGACTGGCGCCCAATACCTTGCCGGCGACTCGTAGAGAGTTCTTCGATAGTGAGTACCCCAGTGTGCCAATGAGACCGACCGAGTCCTTACCCCAGCGCTCAATGAGATAGTTGACGACCTCTTGGCGACGACCCTGCTCGAAGTCGGTGTCGATGTCGGGCATCTTGTTGCGCGTCGGGTTCAAGAAGCGCTCGAAAAGTAGACCGTGTGCCAACGGGTCGACGGCGATGATGCCCATGCAGAAGGAGACGCACGAGCCGGCCGCTGATCCACGCCCTGGTCCCACACGGATGCCTTGGGCTTTCGCCCAGTCGATCATGTCGGCGACGATGAGAAAGTAGTCAGAGAGTCCAGCGTTGGAGATGATGTCCAGTTCGTAGCGGAGGCGTTCCTTTACGACGCCGGGCAGTGGCGACGAGTATCGACGTATAGCCCCCGCTTTGACTTTCTCATGGAGCAATTCACTGGCCGAGCGCTCGTTGGTGGGATCGAACGTCGGGATGCGCAACCCGTGCTTTGGAAACATGGAGTACCCGCTGGCTCGCTCCGCGATGAGGAGAGTGTTGTCACAGGCGTCCTCGAATCCAGGCTGGTCGTCGAAGATGGCACGCATCTCTTGAGCGCTACGAAGATGGAAGCCGCTTCCGGTGAACCGCCAGCGCTTCGGGTCATCGAGTGTCTTGCCCGATGCCCCACACAGCCACGCGTCGTGGGCGTGTGAGTCCTCTGCACTGGTGAAGTGAGAGTCGTTCGTCGCGACAACGCGCAGATCGTGACGCTTCGCAATATCCAAAAGGTCGGCGTTCAAACTGTCCTCGATCGCAATCCCGTGCGACATCACTTCAATAAAGAAGTTGTCCTTCCCGAATATCTCGAGGAGATCGCGCGCGGCCGCGTTGGCACCGTCCGTGTCCCCCAGCGCCAGTCGACTCTTGATCGCACCTCCGAGACACCCCGACAGAGCAATCAGTCCCTCGGAGTTCTCGGCGAGTAGCGACAGATCCATGCGCGGCCTCGACCAAAAGGCGTCACCTTCGTGTGAGAGCGCGGACAGTCGCATCAAGTTCTTGAGGCCGACCTCGTTCTCCGCCAACAACGTGAGGTGGGTGTACTTCGACTCCCCCGGTTCAGAGGTATCGGAAGCATTGCTGTCGTCGATCGACTTGCGGCCAATCTCGCGACGGAGTCGTGCGTTGGACTCCCTGTCTTCAATGGCCATGTACGCCTCAATGCCGCCGATGAGAGACACCCCTCGTTTCGCTGCGGACTGGTGCGCCACGTAGAGACCGCTCAAATTGCCGTGGTCGGTAATGGCGAGCGCGCTCTGTCCGTCCGCGACCACCGCGTCAAAGAGGTCGTCAGGACGCGCGATCGAGTCGCGCACGCTGTGGGACGAGTGCGTGTGTAAGTGGACAAAGCCCTGAGCCATCAAACGCCTTATGTGCCGAGGCGACGATCAGTACTGGCCTAGCCCTCACTCCTTTGTTTATCGAGGTTTTTGAATCTGATGAGACGGCCTCTACCCGAATCAGCATCCGCACTATGGGCGGAGGATTGAGCGAGCGAAAGTAGATTCGTCCCATGAGGAGGCTAAGGCTGGGAGTGTTGCTGGCTGGCCTCGTCGTCGCAGCAGTCGCGTTCATACCATCCGCCGCGGGGGCAGCGTCCGTCACTTTTGGAGTTCCCGGCCTCGAGCTTTGCGGCTCGCTCCCGCAATATCAGTGTGACCTCGGGCCAGTTCGCGAACATTTCCCGGACTACGGCAACGTCTGCTCCGACGACGACTGTTACTTCGTCTCCGCTGCGGACTGGGAGAAGGTTGCCGCCGGCGTTACCCCAACTCTCACGACGCTGGACCTTGACTACAAGGCCGCAGGGCAAACCTTCGCGGGAGGTCTCTCCGCACCGGACCTCTGGGCTTACTGGAAGACGTCAGGCATCGACGGCTTCTACCTCTCCAGCGAGGCGACAGTAAGCAAGAACTCATCGGCCATCGAAAACGCAGTGAAGGCGCACCGCGCGCTCATCGTTCAGGACGTCGCCACCAATTCATCGTTTATGGGGACAACCAAGGTAAGGGCCGGCACAGCGATAATGATCGTCGACGGCTACACGCCCAAGGGACCGCTTGTGGTCTACCAAGCCAAGACAATCCAAATGACGTGGCCGCAGTGGAACGCTCAGGTTCGATCAGTGTGGGAGGTGGTCGTCTCGACGACTGCGCCGCAAGGCACTACAACAACGCCGCCAACGTCGACGACAAACCCGACCGCCACGCTCGCGCTTAGCTCGAACAACCTCACTTCGGCGGGCGGCGCCGTGACCCTGACGTACTCATCACAAAGTGCAACGACATGCACGCTTACCTCATCGCCGGCGATTTGGACGACGGCAACCGAGACAGTCGCTTGCAACGGGACCTACGAAGACACTGTCGCGCCAACAACCACCGCGCAGGAGTGGACCTTCACGTTTACGGCAAACAACGCAGCCGATCAGTCGGCGACGGTGACCCAAACGCTGGTTGAGTCCGCACCGGCTTCAACAACACCGCAGTTTGATAATCCTTCACCGAACTGGTCCGGTTACGTCGTTCCGTCCAGTAGCGCGTTGGTTACCGACGTCAGTGGTGATTGGACGGTGCCAATTTTGAACTGCTCGGATACGCCTACCGGAGACTCATCGGCATGGGTAGGGATAGGCGGCCAGCAATGGAACTCCACGTCATCGTCGGGGGTACTCCTTCAAACGGGCACCGAGTCCGATTGCGTCAACGGAGTGCAGGAGAACGACGGGTGGTGGGAAGAGTATCCGGCCAATCCGAATCACGAGGAGATATTCAACGAGTTTCCAGTGTCCCCCGGAAACGAGATCGAGGCGGCCGTCTACGAACGAAACGATGGCTCTTGGGAAACTGCCGTCAGTGACCTCACAACAGGGCTCTCGGGCTACATGATTACCGGCGAAGCCTGGGGCGTATCCGAAACGGGAGCCCCCTCGTTCACAGATCAGGGAAGCACCACTGGGCTGAGTTATTCCGGCGGTTACACCGCAGAATGGATCGTTGAGGACACCGGCGTTGCGTCCACGCCAGGTTCCTACTATCCATTCGCGAACTTCGGCTCCATTACTTTCAGCGATATGAGATCCAGCTTTTCTTCTTGGTACTTAACGCCCGATGAAGAATGGGGCATTGTGCAAAGTGGCGTGACGCTCGCGGCGCCAACGAGCACATCAACGGATGGATTCACCGACACATATACGGGACCGTAAGGATCACTCGACTACAGGGTCGAGGCTCGTTCGGCCTGGCGTCGGCGAATGTCTTCAGGGTTCGTCGAAGCCAAGCGCAAGAAGTGATCCGGCAGTCTGATCTCGACGGGCACCGCGCGCCCTGCCAAGTCGACATAGATGCCGACAGCACCGCGCAATACCTCTCCGCTCCTGGCGTCACGTAACGCCCGCATCGAGTTCCAGTTCGGAGCTACGCCGTCCTCGGCGCCTGCCGTGCCGAGAGTGGCTTTGGCGGTGATCCGGCCCATCCGCTCCGACGTCGCCTCCAACTCAAATAACGCGCAGGCGGCGGCCGCCTCGTTTGGGTCCTGGATCGGCAAGATGAGACCGCGCGAGATGTATCCGGCGAGATCCGCATCGAGAGCGTCTGTAATGCGCTGGGTGAAGAGCATTGGGAGCACTTGCTGGCTTCGGGCGAGGCGACCGAGACGCTCAATCTCGCTGCGACCAGCCCCCAGCATTACCCACGCCTCGTCGAGCATGAGGACTCCTGAGCGCATTGCGAGCGCCGAGGCGGACCCGAAGACCATCATGCGCACCAGTGCCAGCGCAATGCGCTGATTCAAGTTGACTTCCTCTTGCCCAGGAGCTGGTAGGTCGAGGTACGCGTCACCGACCTTTATATAGGTGATTCCCTGAGCCGCCCTCAGGCCCTGGCCACCGTTAGTACTTCCCACACACGCGCGGAACATCGGAGATGACGTCGCGAGGTCCATCACCGCCTCAACCATCGGCTTAGGAGCGATGCCGTCCTTAAGAGCGATCTGTAGAGCCACGCCAATGCAGTCAGCGCCACGCTCGACGCCATACGCGATCGCCCGCTGCACCGGCATCTCGTAGTTCATCGCGCTGAGCCCCCACGGGTTAATGGTCATCAGCATTGACGCTGCCAACTCCGCTCCGGAGTTTTGAGACTTCGAGAAGCGCAATGGATCGAAGATCCCGTCAGCCGTAAGCAGATCGTCCAGACTCGATACGCGCCCTCCCGCCGCCTCAACGACTGCGGAGTGATCCGATCCCAGCTTCGGGTCGATGATGATGATCGGCGTCCGTTCGCCATAGACCGACGTGATGCGCGACAACTGGTCGGCCAGGTACAACATGGTCGCCGTCTTTCCCGATCCGGACTGACCAGCGCACACGAAGAAGGGCAGGGAGTCTTCGTCGGCCGCAGCCGTCGGCGAGACATACGCGGGTTGTCGGTCATTCTCGGTGAAGCCCAGCATCGCTCCGTCACGGTCCCCCACCGCCGAGAGACCGGAGAGCCCAGAGGCTCCGATCGCGACCGTGGGCAGGTCGTTTAGATACGGATTGGCGCGTATCGGCGACGCGAGCCAAGTTTCGGCCAATGCCTGATTCTGACGAGAGACCATCGTCGAGAGCGACAATGCCGATCCCGGCGCGAACTCACTCAGGTCGTAGCCATTCAGTCCGACTTGACCCGAGACAGCGATCAGGGTTGAGCAATCCATCAGCGTTGCGGGCCCGCCAGTCGCGTAGAAGCGCTCCAGATCGTCGATTTCTGCCAGGAGTTCCTCCTGCTCGGCGCGAGCCATCTTGTTCTGCTGGTATCGCTCGTTGATGTCGTCGGTGAACTTCTTCTTGCCCCGACGTAGTTCGCTGCGCGTCACCGTCGACGGCTCGAGGCGCGCCCTCATCGAGATGCACACTGCACCTGAGTTCACGAGGTTGGCCGCCCATTGAGCGGTCACCGACGTGGCGTCGGGGTACCCAAAGTCGAACGAGCGAACGGTTGCGAAAGTGATCGTGTGATGGTTCGCCAGATTCCACGATGCGCACGCGTCGTCGCCGTCGCGCCCCACGAGGCGCGCAGCCGACTGCATTGACGACGTCGAGGAGAAGATGTGAACGTGGTCGTCGTGCACCAACATCGGCGTGTCGGGCCCGCGCCCTTGGTTCCACCACGCGTTGGCCAAGGCGAAGTCCTGGTCGGTCATGGACAAGAGACCGGACCTCGCCATCACCGCACTCATCGCTGCGAAGTCCTGGTCGAAGTCCTCCAAAGGGACTGTGCCCGTCGTTAGGGTCTCCACGACCGAGTCGAAGGCGCTCCGTATCCCGCCCTCGCCAACTTGGTCCTTCAGTCGGACACCAACGAGCAATACGCGCCGCAGCACTTGGGTGTTCGAGAAACCGCTGGCCAAGTAGCTCGCGAGCTGAGAATCGGGCGGAGGCAAAAAACTCGCCGGCACGTTCACGAGGAGCAGATGGACCTCACGGTATGAGCCCTTTGACATCTTGCGACGGTTGACGCGAACGTGAGTCGTCGCAGCGATCTCTTCCAGAACGAGACGCAGGGGCTCGCCGGCCGCCAGCGCCTGCTCGGGTGAACGAGCGTCCGTCACCGGTGAGAGTGGCACTTTGGCAAAGAGCCACACCGAGTTGTCAGTACCGAGTACTCGCCCACCGGATTTCCGACCGAGCACGGCTGTTGGCCACCACGGATCGGTGTCGTCGCGTTTCTTGTCGAATAGTCCCATCGTTCCTCTATGTCTCTGAGCGGGCTTCAGTGGCGATTAGTGGTGCGCGTTCTGGTAGGGAACGAGGCTTGGCCCGGTGCCAGGAGGCCCCCAGGCGACCACTACAGGGGCAACAGTGTTGGCACGCTCGACCAGCAGGTCCATCGTCGTCGAGGGTCCATCGTTAAATCCCTGCGTCGCGGGATCGACCTTTTCGTGGTTCCACACGATGTCGAGATTCACTTCCACAATCTCCGCACTCGGGCTCACCGACTTCTTCTGGACCGGCGCGTTAGGTGCGACACGCGTGGCCGCCGCCACAACGGTGTCCTTGGCCGAGGAGACGCCCGTCAGCGGAAGGTAGGAGCCATCACTGTGGACGTCCCCCACCGCCAAGCGCAGGCGCGACGAACTTCCCGACACATACGCCGACAGCCAACCATTGATCGCGCCCTGTACCGGTCCTGAGACGGTGTCACTAGATGAGAGGCCCGACCACGGGCCCCCGCCATCCCATCCGCTCACTGTCCCCGTTGGTGGGACCACGATGAGGCTCGGTCCTCCAAGCGCAACGGCACCGCCACCGGCCTTTAGTGCGACCTCAACCGTGGCGTCGTAGATCGTCTGAGAATTAGCGCTCGGAACGGTCAACGTGAATGAATCCAGTTCGGCGGTCCATGTTGGATCTCCGTTCGCCGATCCAGTCGATGGAGCTACATCATTCGCACCGTCCCACGAGAGAACCGTCGCATGAGGCAATGGCGAAGGTGTTTCCGCCAGCCACTGCTGTATCTCGAGTGTTGCAACCGTGCGACCGGGACTGCTCGAGGCCGATCCTGAGTCGTTGGTTATGGGAGGCGCGGAGTGAAAGCTCACCAAGATGACGAAGAAAGCCAACACCAGCACGAACGGCAACGCGACCGCGGAGAATCGAACGTAACGGCGAATGCGATGCTGCCTCTTAGCGATGAGGTCGGCAGCAGGAGTACCGACGCGCGGTACTAACTCGTCGCGGTAGTCCCAGACCAACGAGGACGCGGAAGTGTTCGTTGCTGGACGACGATTCGTCGTTGGCTTGCGCTTCGTTTTACCATTCATCGTCGTCTCCGTGATCGATCACGAGGGGCTCAAAAGAGTCGTCGTCACTGGCGACAACGGGAAGTGTGCGATGTGCCGGACGCGTTTGTGCGTGAGCGACCGCTGGATTCGAGGCGGGCACATCACGTCGCTCACGATGACGACGAGCTGCAAAGTGAACCGAACTCTCACCGTCTTCCATCAGAGTTTCGATTACCTCGTTATCAGCGGACTCTTCGTTCGCGAGCGCGAGGCGGACCCACGCTTCGGGGGCATTGATGAGTTCCTGCACACACGACGCGCAACGCACGTCGCCTTCGCGCGCGACTCGTTCGCGACACGGTTGCCAGCAACGATGGCACTCGCCAGGGCTGTGAAGTCGATCATGCGGGTGCTTGCCACGTCGCCACGATTGGCAGCGCTTCATTTACTTGCTCAATTCTCGAAGCAACGAGCGAAGGAGTCCAGTCTTGGTCGCATCGTCGATCGCTTGAGCGGCCTTCGCGTAGGCGAGACCGGCTTGCGCTGGGGACGCGGGTGGCGAGGACGGCAGTTCCCCGCCGAGTTCGATGAGAACGCGCCATGCGACACGGAACGTTGTCTTGTCGTTGGTAGCAAGGACCGTCGCGAGGATTCCCGCTTCCATCGGATCGGCGTCGGCGACTTCGAGCAGCGACGAGAGAACTCCGCGGACCTCAGACTCGCCCTTCAATGTGTCGACAACGAGATTGGCGATGTCCTCAGGTGATGACGACGCTGCGACCGCGAGCAGTTCGCGCTTCGCTACAGTCATTGACGCCACGCTCAACGTCAGGCTCACCTGGTGTCGCAGTGCCACATCGCCGGGACGCTTAACGCGAGGCTGAGACTTCGGTTTCCCAGTTGGGGTAGCCGCCTCGGCATTCTCGGCGTTGGCGGGAGCAGGAGATTCGGGTGAGGTGATCGTCATGCCCTTCACCATGCGGCCACTTTTCCGCTGAGTCGGCTCGCTCAGGCCGCTGGTGCCTTCCACTTGCCCGTCTTGGTAAAGAGGTTGCGGTACGCGGCGATCGCGCTGACAGGAGCCTCAGCGCCCTCTGGCGGATTCTGCAACAACGCACGCGCACCGGGGTAGCCCAAGTCAGCGCGGTTGGCCTCAGCGCACGACACGATGACCTCAAACACCGACTCCCACGTTTTCTTGTCGGCCCTCATCTTGGCGATTGCGACCACGGCTGACATGAGCGCAAAGATGCGGTCAGGACGCTCGGTCCAGTCAACGATGCTCGGGTCTTTGATGACATCTTCGGGGTCGTAGAGGTCAGACGACGCGAGCCAGGCCGCGTACTCAAGGGCCGCACCTTCGCCAACGAGTCCCTTCATTACGAGAAGCATCGCCTCGTCATCGTCAGGCTGTAACTGCGAGAGAACGTTCGCGGCGTTGGTCCACGAGCGCGGGCTTGGCCAACCACGACCAGCCTGCGTCGGGTCAGTCGGCACGAGCAAGCGAAACTGCGGCGCTTGCTTCAAGAATCCGAGAACTGAGGACTTCGCGCGAATCGCAAACGACGCATCGCCGTTGTTCAACATTGACTCAATGGAGGGAACCTCCATGTACTCAAAGTCGGTCACGAAACCATCCACCCATGCGTCACCGTCGAATACCCAGTCCAAGTGCAACATGCGGTTGGCAACCGGCGCGGCCAAGTCCCATCCATCGACCGCGATTTCGGGAGGGTTCGCGTCCGCGATGATGGCCACGGTGTCAGGCAAGAGCGTTTCGCCGACGACGCGCTCTTGAAGCACGCGCAACATGACGCGCTGAACGCTCGGCGCTGACGTGGTGAGTTCACCAAGAAACAGGAGCGCCTTGTCGGCTTCGCGCAGGCGACGTGCCCACGACAGTTCGGCGTAGGTTGTCTCACCGTTCACTTCGACGGGCAGGCCCATGAAGTCGCTCGGCTCACGGTTGGAACCAACGACGCTCTCGACGTGGTAACCCCACGCTTTGCCCCAGGCGTTAATCGTGGCGGTCTTGCCGACGCCAGGAGCGCCCCACATAAGGAGAGGCACATTGGCCCGAAGCGCCGCAGCGGTGGCTCGGTTGAACGGAGTGGATGTGAAGTTGCTCATGGACAGGTCGTGCACCGAGCCAACGAATTCTGTCCCGCCTAACTAATGAAGGCGCATCTCTTAGAGGCTCTCTGGGGATGCGAAAATTGATTCCACATCGGGGAGCCCGAGCTGCTGATGTGCCCACGAGAGCCAGGTCGATTCGTTTTTGTACCAGTTCGCCCAGTAGCCCGACTGTTGATCGAACGACACGTTCGGCCCACGCGCCATTAGCGACTCTCGATACTGATGCTGATATTGAAGATTCACGAAACTCCGGGCTTCTCCCTCGATCGTCTCGATTTCAATTGGTGCGGAGTTGGTTGAGAACAGGGGCGGCGCTGAAAGTACAGCCCCCGCAACGTGAGGGAAGCCCCTCAGTTCATCCACGATCCTTCGGGCGATGATCTCGTGAACTTTCTCCGGCTCAACGCCAAACGTGGCGAGACCCCAAAACCGGCTCGACTCATTAAATCGCAGCCAGAGGGGTTCGACACCGCGACCCTGCTCGGCCTTCTCTTGAATCTGAGCGGAGATTCGGCTCAGTTCGTCCGCGTGTTGAATCTCGTATGAGTGCAGCAGGCCGTTTTCGGGTTTGGAAGTCATAATGAGTTCGCCGTGCGGGCCAAGGTCTACGAGAACATCAGAACGACTTGCAACCGCTACGGCGGCGGCGAGACGGAGTCGGGCGCTCAGGTCGGACAAATTCACTTTGGTTACATCACCGACGAGACGACCCTTCGTCCACGTCCCGAACTCATACGCAATCTGGAACAGCATGTCTTCGAGCTGACGTCCGGCGCTCAAAAAACGACTAGTTGTGGCGTCGAGGCGGAAACCCTTCACCTCCACAAACATCTTTTCATCGCCTCGTTTCAACGAGACGTCCGTTGACCTTTGACCATGAGTATCCGGCTCCAGACTGACTACCCAGCCATCTCTTAACGCGAGACCGGCAACTTCAAGTTGGACCATCGCGTGATCAAAATGACCCAGATCGTTCCTCAGATCGCGCTGAAATTTTGACCATCCCTTGACCTTTTGAAGCAAAGCGATCTGGGCACTGAAGGTAAGGATTCGACAGGCGACATCGGCCGTCTTATTGAAAACCCACTCCATCGAAAGAAGTTCGTGTGGAGGAGACTGCTGGCACCGCTGAAGGTAGTCCGGCCCGAGCAGGCTGGCGATGCGCGCAATGGACGCATCGACCTGAGATTTGCCAAGTGGAGTTACGCAGGTAGCGGACTTCCAACCCTCAGTCCAATAGTCCCAGTTAATCACCCGGGATTCCAAAGTCATTGCCCGATTATCGCAGGCGAGAGGAGACACTCGGAGGCGTAATCGAGAGCCCTAGGGCGATCGCGGCGGCAGTACGAGCATCACAAGGCAGATTGGGCAACTCATCGGAGTCGGCGCGGACACAGCCCGAAAGACAGACACCGTAGCCTCCATCCGCGTGTTGGGAGTAGATGCGCCGCAACGTCGTCCTGTCGAGGCGTTCAATCATCTCGTCAGCATCCAAATGTGGATCAGTGGATGAGCGCTAGACATCGAGTTCCGATGGCTTGGGTGCGTTTAGAGCCGGGCGTTCGACCTCGCTGGTGTCGATGTCGATCACGTCACCCCGTAGAAGATCGGGGTTGGCGTCGAACATCGCTTGGATCTCTCGGCCCGCCTGCTTCAGCGCTTTGTGCGCCAACGAATTGAAATACCTGTCGTAGCGCGGCGCGAGGGCCGGATCGGCCTTGCACTCCTTGACCAGTGCCGAGCGGTACTGGCTTATCAGTTCGCTAATTTTGTCGAGGTTGGCGAGCGTATCCACGACGTCCAAACCTGCCCCGTCCAACTCTGCACAGGCGTCGAGATTCTTCGTCATCGTGCGCAGCTTGCGGTGCACCGCCAACTTCCTCGTCTTGCTGAGTTTGGTTGCCTTGGCCATTAGTCCAGATCCAGCCAGCAGACGACTTTGGCACCGTTAAGAAAGCGCGCGCCGTACTCACGAGCAACTGAGACGGCTTCTCGTTTCGTGTCGACGCCGAAAGCGACGAGCTCTCCATTGAGGCGTCTCTCGCCTCCCATGAAGACGGCGGTGAAGGTCTTCTGACCCTCATCGAAACGACGACGGTGGAAGTCGCTATGAACCAAACGGATTAGTTCCGCATCGCTAATAAGTGCTTTAACGCTCATGCGCACGACGTGCCCCGAACGTCGAATTCCGGTCTCAGCAAGGGTTTCCGCGCAAGGTCAATTCACACATTCGTGAAAACTTTTGAGCCCCGTAACGGTCCTGATGAGAGCACCAGGAAATTGGCTGGTTGCGTGATTTCTAGTGGCTGCTCCACACCGTATCTAAGGAAGGAAGTGCGATATCGGGAGAGTCTCGAAGCACTCGCCTCCTTTGTAAAGGAGTACAGCAATGAATGACAGCGAACACCGCAACAGCCTCGGGGAGGACTGCAATGGTTATTGCCCGGAGTTCAATGACAAGGCGAACACTCGCCGTCACTTGGAGTCCCGCCACGCGGGCTGCGGGTCGTGCGGAGGCACTCTCAAGTGCCTTTGTGAGGACCAGGACTAACCAGTCCATCACGCCGGTGCCGGGGTGCGTGCTGCACCCCGGCCGCTCGGCTGAAAAGTCTTACGACTTAACGGTTGCCACCGTGATGATGTACTCAGACCAGTGCTTCGTCGCCGCGTTGTAAGTCCCACCAACCGTCACGATCACGATCCGATGGGCGCCGCATTTCGCGAAGAGTGAGGCTGGCAGTGCCTTGTCAGTCGACATCTTCGACACCTTCGTGACCATGAGCTTTACGGCAGCTCCACTCTTCGTCTTCGCGGTGAGGACTCCTCCTTCACGCGCGTTGCGCACTATGCCGAGAACGCTCGCTGCGGAGCCAGAGTTTTTCTCCAAGGTCATCTCGGTCCCGCACACTAAAACTCGAGCATCCTTCGTGTCGATACTCAACTCTTCGCTACGCGACGGCGTCCCTGAGACATTCACCTGCACCGGCCCGACGACCACTGGTGGAACTGGAGGACTGACGGGCGGCACCGGCGGAGTCGGAGAAGTCGGAGGCGTGGGAGGAGGTGTAGATCCACCACCACCGCCGCCACCACCGCCACTACTCGGTGCGGCAGTGAAGGTCACCGTCGTTGCCGCGCTGGTCGCCTCGAGGTAGTTGCTGTCGGCGGCTATTGCTGCCGTCACCACACAGGTCCCACTGCCGCTGGCGCTGAGAGCACCTGACGCGATGACGCAATCCGTCGCCGTGCCGTCGGTGACGGTGAAGGTCACTGCACCGGTACCTGTGTACTCGCCTGCCGTGAGTGTGAGGGATTGACCGGCTGTGCCAGAAGTCGACGTGACGTTGATTGACTGGCTCGCGAGCCCAAAGGTCACTGTTACAGGGGAACTCGTGGCCGAGGTGTACGTCGCGTCCGCAGCGATCGACGCCGTTACAACGCACGTGCCAGCGCTCGATGACGTCAACGTGCCGGCACTTGCCGTGCAGCCTGTCGCTGTGCCGTCGACAGCGTTGTACGTAATTACTCCGCTACCCGTGTAGCCATCGGACGCGAGCACTAACGGCGTATTGAATGTGCCGGATGTCGTGGTTACCGTGATGGTCTGGGCCGCGAGCCCAAGAGCGACAAGCGTTGCCGAGCTTTGCGCGGCACTGTAATTCGCGTCCCCCGCGATGTGGGCGGTCACATCACACGTACCCGCGCCTCCAGCAGTGAGCACCCCCGTGGTGATCGAACACCCGGTCGCCGTACCGTTCGTGACGGTGAAGGTGATTGCTCCAGCCCCGGCATAACCACCGGCCGTGAGAGTGAGACCAGTCTCGAACGACGTCCCGGAGGTCGATGTCACCGTGATTGACTGTGACGCCAGCGAGAGCGTGACCGTCGTCGCTGCACTCTGCGCGGCGTTGTAATTCGCGTCCGCCGCGATTTGAGCAGTGACGAGACACGTACCAGCGCTGCTGGCCGTGAGAACGCCTGAGGTGATCGAACACCCGGTCGCGGTTCCATTGGCCACCGCGTAGGTGATGGCCCCAGTGCCCGAGTAACCCGATGAAGTGAGGTGCAAACCAACGACCCACGAGGCGCCCGAGGTGGACGTGACGGTGACGATCTGTGCCGCTCGAGAAAGCGTGACCGTCGTCGCTGAGCTGCTAGCCGCGCTGTAATCCGCGTCAGCCGCGATGTGAGCAGTGACGACACAGGTACCCGCGCCGCTTGTCGTGAGAACCCCGGACGAAATTGAACATCCTGTGGCGGTCCCATTGGTCACCGTGTACGTGATGGCCCCAGCGCCTGAGTACCCCGATGAAGTGAGGGTGAGCGGCGTGTTGAATGTGCCCGAAGTCGAAGCGACATAGATCGATTGGCTCGCGAGCCCGAATGCCACAGCGGTTGGCGCACTCGTCGCCGATGCATAATCCGAATCCGCCCCTATGGAAGCGACCACGTCGCACGTACCAGTGCTCGTAGCGCTCAGGACTCCCGATGTGACTGAACAGCCGGTCGCGGTCCCGTAATCATCTGCGATCGCAAAGGTGATAGCACCCGAGCCGCTGTAGCCGCCCGCTGTCAGCGTCAATGGATGGTTGACCGTGCCCGACGTTGATGTCACCGTGATCAACTGTGAAGCCAGCGCGAGCGTCACGGTCGTCGCCGCACTCTGCGCGGCGCTGTAGTTCGCCGAGGCCGCGATGTGAGCAGTGACGAGACACGTGCCCGCGTCCGTTGAAGAGAGAATGCCGGAGGCGATCGAACACCCGGTCGCAGTTCCGCTGGTCACCGTGTAAGTGATGGACCCGGAGCCCGAGTAACCCGATGAAGCGAGAGTTAGCGGCGTGTTGAATGTTCCCGAAGTAGAAGCGACAGTGATCGATTGGCTCGCCGGTCCGAGGGTCACAGTCGTTGGTGAACTCGAAGCGGCTGCGTATTCGGAGTCAGCCGCAATCTGAGCAGTGACGAGACACGTACCCGCGTCCGTTGAAGTGAGAGTGCCGGAGGCGATCGAACACCCGGTCGCGGTCCCGCTGGTCACCGTGTAGGTAATGGCTCCGCTTCCTGAGTAACCCGATGAAGTGAGAGTGAGCGGTGTGTTGAATGTGCCCGATGTGGACGAGACATTGATCGATTGGCTCGCGAGTCCTATGGTCACTGCGGTTGGCGAACTCGTGGCGGCTGCGTATTGGGTGTCCGCTGCTATGGACGCGGTCACGTCGCACGTCCCGGTGCTCGTAGCAGTCAAGACTCCCGATGTGACTGAACAGCCGGTCGCGGTCCCGTAATCATCTGCGATCGCAAAGGTGATAGCACCCGATCCGCTGTAGCCGCCCGCTGTCAATGACAGTGGCTGGTTTACCGTGCCCGTAGTGGACGTGACGTTGATCGATTGTGTGGCGAGAGCCTCCGTAAAGATCTCGGCCTGCGTTCCGCCGTACGGGACGACGACAACCGTGCTGCCGTTCGTGGCCACTCCATTGCCCAGGTTGAAGCTGCCCGTGCCGTACGATCCTTCGGTCCAGTTGGTGCCATTCGTAGACGTGTAGTAATCGCCCTCGTCGTCGAACGAGATGAATCCACCGTCAGCAGCGACCACTCCACCGCCGTCGTAAGAACCGGGAAACGTACTCGCGACCCACGTCGTGCCATTTGACGAATAGTCGTAGGTTGAGTCATTCCAGTTCACCGTAACGAATTCGCCGTTTGCGTAGGCGACTTGGTTCCAGGCGTCGTTACTCTCCAAGGTCGTTGGGGTCCAGGTGATGCCGTTGGTTGAGACGACGCCAGAGGCAGTGTTCTGCGCTACTCCTACGAACTCACCGTCGGCGTATGTAACTGAGGCCACACCGGCAACTGGAATAGTTGTTTGAGTCCAATTGATGCCATTTGTCGAGTACCAGGCAACACCTGTCCCACCGTCGTTCCCCAGCGCGACGAAAACGCCATCGCCATACGCGATGGTAGTGAAGGAGCTCGCACCCACTCCAAGGTTGGTTGACGACCAGGTGATGCCGTTGGTTGAGTAGTCGAAGATACTGCCGGACTGCGAGAGCGCAACAAATTCACCGTCCCCATAAGTGACCGAGTTCCAAACGGTGTCCGTGGTCATGGTGCTTGAAGACCACGTCGCGCCACCGTTCGTAGAATAAGCGGCGACAGTGGACCCATCTGGGCTAGACGACACTCCCAAGTTGACCGCGACGTACGTGCCGCTTCCGTAGGCGACGTCAGTCCAGATATCGTTACCCGGCAGCGCTGATGAAGTGCTCCACGTGCCATTCGGCGTGACTGCCGATGCGGGCGCAGCGGCAAGAGCCGTGAAGGCTCCGAGGAGCAACGCAACTCCAAGGACCGATTTCGTGATTGAACTCAAAATGCGTCGTGAATCCGTGCGGTTTGTCATACCAGTCCTTCGATTAGTGAATACGGCGCGGCCGATATAGAGCAGCGCTGCAATGAACCATGCGGCGAATCGGCGAATCTGCGGAAAACCTTCTATCTCTTAGAGAAGTCGGCCAGCACCTGCATCAATTTCGTCGCCGACGAAAACCACCTGAAAGCCATCAGAGCCTTCTTGGCGTTGGAAGCACACAGTGTGTGTCTCGCTCGGGACTTGCCCGGTGAAGCCGAACTGTAGAGGGCCAATCTCTCCGAATCGCATCCAGTCGGTCCCATCTTCGGTCGACTCGATGGCGATGAGATGGAACGGCAGAGGCAAGCCGATGTCGTTCCACGGTTCGTAGTCAGATGCGACTCGGTACATTGGATCGAAGTCTTCGATCAACGTGTCGTCGCCGTCGATGTACGGCGAGATGTTGCTCCGTGAGTCAGAGATCGCCTTAGCGATGTAGAAATCGAAGACGGCATCCGCACAATCGCCTAGCGCCCTTCCTAGCCTTCTCACCTTGTGCGGAATCGACGTATTGCGTGCGACGCGCTCATCATCCCAGGCCGTGAGGTACAGATACTTGGCGGCCGTGAATGCGTCGTCGAGAAGCGCAATGTCGCGCTCGCTGGGGAACGCGACGAATGGATCACTGGCGTCACTGAAACTGGTCATGGTTCCTACGGAGTACCCCGAGTGGAGAAAACCTGTCTCACGAAGTTGCGTCCCTTTCGGAACTCAGTCGCTGCGTTTTCCATTCGATCGTTTGGAGATGGTGTTCTCCCAGCGGTCGCGAACTGCGACGTCGAGGTCAATCCCAAGACAGGACGAAAGGGCGTAGAGCGCAATCAAAGCGTCATCGAGCTTGTCCGAGACTGCGTCCCATTCGCTGGGATGCGAGAAACTCATGGTCAGCGCGTACCCAATCTCCCCGAGCGCACGACTGGCTTGTAGGACCTGTGTCGCCACATCGATGCGACCGGTGACTGAGTGACGAACGTCGCGTATAGGTCTCATCTGGACGTAGTTATGCGTATCGATACGGAATCCAACGCGCGACGCGAAGATGTGGAGGGTGATATAGAGATCCCCCAGTTCCTTCGGGATCTCGGCATTCCAATCAGTGTCAGGTCGAACGCCCGACTGAGCCTTCGCGATCGCACGCGCGACCTCTCCGAGCTCCTCGACGCAATACGTCGACTGCTCGAAGACTTGGAGTCGCCACTCGGGCGTTCCGCACTCGGCGGTCGGTCCAATGCAGTCAACTGTCCAGGCGGCAATCTGATCCTGGAGCGTCTGAGTCGTTTCCATACCCCTCTATGTGACGAGGTCGGAAATAGCGAACGCTGCCCTGATTCAAACGTCTAACGGGCATTAAACCCGTCGATTGAGCACCATCGCGTAGTAGCCGCGTCCCCCATTAACGAATCGCCCGGCAGCTACGAAGCCGCTCGAGTGGTGCAGCGCGAACGCAGCACTGTTCTCCATCTCACACGCGAGGACTGGCACTCCTCCTTCTGCACGAATCGCGCTGATCGCTGCGCCAACCAGTGCTCCGCCGACGCCACGGCGTCGATAGTCGCTTGCGACGAAGATTCTCCCAAGAGAGACCGCGTCACTCAGATCGCTAAGCGCGTCCTTGATCGGTGACCACAACTTCCCCCAGCCGACGTGCCCAACGGCCAGGTGTTGATTGTCGATCGCCAAGAGACGCTGCTCGTAGGCTCGCTCCTCTTTCAATATCGACTCGATCTCCGGGTGCAATGTCATTCGACCGATACAGTCACTGGCGTCGACGATGTCGTGCGTCCAATACTTCACGGCCGTGGTCATCTCCCGGCCTCTCGGGCCAGCGTGTCCTCGGCCAAGATCTCGCCCCGACCACTGATGAGTTCGAGCGTGCGCAACTTAGACAGTGCGTTGCCAAATGAGCTGCTCGTTTCGGAGTACCCACTCAACTTCGCGACTTCCTCGCGTGACAGCGACGCGGGCCACGCTTCGATCGCTACGCCAAGAATGATGCGCTCGGCCTTGCCCAGCTTGGAATTCCAATGATCGAGCAATGCTCGCCCCGTCGGGAGTGGCTCGTATTGACCAGCGATAGCGTCAATCCCTTCGTTCGTCGCGCGAATCGGCTCGCCGCTCTTGTTGATGTATCCGAGCGTGCGAAGCCTCGAGAGCGCATTACCGAATGATGAGGACTTCGCTGAGTAGCCACTGAGGGTCGCCACCTGAGAACGGGTTCGGCCATCGGCGAACTGAGCGAGTACCGAGAGAATCGATCGCTCGGCTTTGCCCATCTGCGTGGGGAGATCGTTGTTCGACTTCCCCGCCCGCTCAGTCGTCGCAATCGACGGCGTCGGGGCCGAGATCACGGCGCGCTTAGGAGCCTTCGAGGACTTCGATTCGCCGTCAAGACGAGCATCCAGCACGTGTGAACCTACGACGCGCTTCACGTGACCGCTCAACAGCACGCTTGCCCCTTCGAGACCCTTCTGCACTTCGGCGAGTAGATCGTCGAGAAGACCCTCGGGAATGAAAGGAACCGGTACTTCGATTCGTTCAGTCACGATCTGTGGCTCTGACAGCACCGCAGGCTTGGCGGCCAGTTGCTTCTCGAGCTCAACGATGCGCCTCTGCAACGCCTTGGGGTCATTCGCCTCGGCTCGTTGGATGGCTTCTGCCATCTGGTCCTTGACGGCGCTGAGGTCCACTGCCGCGAACTTGCTTGGTTCGACCCTCTTCTGTCCAGGCTTCGGCGTTGCCGATGAGTTGAACGTGTGTCGCTCGCGGATCTGCACTCGATCAAAGAGTGGCGGCTCTCCACCGGGCTCCCAAATCCACGCTTCCCCGAGCCCAAGACTAGAGAGCGAGCCCATCATCGCCCTGCGCTGCTCGTCATCCGCGTCGGACTTCAAGTAATCCTCTATCGCACGCCGGTCATTAGGGCCGACCACTCGAAGCGCGATGAGGACGTCTATCTGTTCGAGCACGTTCTTGTTGACGACGGCGGCACGCTGTGAGATGAGGGTCGTTCCGAGTCCACGGATGCCGCCGCGACGAACGATGGCCTCGAATGCTCCGAGCAGGCGTTGATCCGTCTCACGGGCCTCGCCCCGACCTCCGCCCACTCGTTGCGGACAGTTACCCGTGACGAAGACGCGACCGTTACGTCTTGCCACGAACGCGCCAGAGGGAAGCGTAATGTCCCAAACGAGACCTTTGTAGGTAGCCCGATATGGACGACGTACCCAATGCGCCGACGAAGTGCGACGACACACGTTCACCGTCCACTGTCCGTTCGACTTCTCAAAGCGCTTCGTGGTACTGATGCCGAGTCTGGTAGCGAGTTCCTGAAACTCATCTGCAAGTTGTTCGTTCTTACCTGGGTAAAAGCGAACCCACACGCCCCTGTCAGAAGTTCCGTCGCCTTCCATGAGTCCCTGGTAAAGCGAGGAGAGTTGCTCCGGCGATCCCTCTTCGAGAATTCGTCTCGGTATTCGATGAAGATCCTCGCCGAGCCAGTCACCGATCGCGTCTGATAATTCGTGGCCGAAGTACCACGAATATGACTCCGCTCCCGTGATGGTCCCTTCGCCGCCGCCGGGCTTCGGACCGACCCGAGATGGTCGGAGATAGCGTCGAGAATCAGTAAATTGATCGAGTGCAGTCGACATCTCTTCGGTCATCGAAACTCCGCGCTTGACCGTCGCAGTGGACTGCTGGAGCGCCAACACTTTCGACTTACGTCGGTCGTGCCAATGGCCGTCTGTGATGACCCAACCCATGATGCGCAAAACCTCATTAGAGAGGTCGGGAACCCCAATTCCGGGAGGTGCGCCACCCGCCGGGACCTCGATGGACGTCGGAACTTCTCCCGCGGGACAGAAAGACCAGTCGTATTTCTTGTAACGGCCGGCCGCCCTCTGCTGGCGGCGCAACACCACTCGGTGATCTGGTGTAACTAGGCAGTCGAGACTCTTCGTTTTGAGACCAATCATCTCGCCATCGTGGTAACGGTGTAGGACGGCCCGGACGGGCTCATATCTATATTCCTCTGTCGCCATATCGAACCCAACAGCCACCGTTCCCTCGTGGACTTGGTCCCATGTCGCCCACCCATGATCGGTGAGGATTTCTGTGTCGGCGGTCATGCAGAACCGGTCGGCCTCGTCGACGAAGAGGTGCATCGGGAAATCCATGTTGGGTTGGGCCTTACGGCGAAACAATCGCTCGGCGAAGTCGGTAGCGAATTGGCGCTCGCCTGCTCCCGACTCGAAGAGCGAGAAGTCAATGACGTACCAACCCGGATAATCGAGAACAAGGTCAGCAATGAACTTGCCAGCTCCACGCTCTAACGGTAGGTCACCGTGTTGTCCGCCCAGAATGACGACGGGCAGTCCAGGTTTTTTGCCGTCGGCACTCGACCGCAGGCCCCACCAAGAACCTGTCGGGTCGAGAGCAACGAACGGGATCTTTGCCGCGACCATCTCCTCAGCGATGACCGAAGCTGAATATGTCTTCCCCTTTCTGCGTTGGGCGAGGATCGCCGCGGTCTTCGTGACGTAGTCATCCGTTAACGAAAGAGACTTGGAGATTTTTAGGTTCGTCATCCGTTGCCGGCGCCTTCGTGGAGTTCGCTCATCACTACGCCGCTACCTCCGAGTCCCCTATGAGACGCACGCGGAGTCTGGCGGTGCCATCTTCTTGGGGATTCGCGCTGGCGACGAGGTCCGGGAATCGCTTCAGCAACGTGCTCTTGGTCGAGTCCACTGAGGTCGTCTTAATGACGGTGACGTATTGGTCGATGTCTCCACTCAACAGCGCATCGTGGATGGCGTTCCAATTTGTGTAGGACCGCTTACCTGAGTGGGCAGGTGCCTCGGTCGTATCCTTCCCCTTCGGGGTCTTCGCCCCACGAGGCCCTTTGACCGGGCTGTCCACCTTGTTGGTTCGCTTCTGGCGGATAGGTGTGGCGCGTGGCGCCGCGGTGACTTCTGCCACCGTCGACAACGCGAGCGGACTCGCCGTCACCTCGATGAAAGGCAAGACGCTTTCTCGCATCTCTTGTACCTTTTCGAGTTCGCGTTGCAATCTCTCTTCGCGTTTGGCGAGTGAGTCGGCCAGCAACGTTGCCAGCTCGCTGGTGCTCAATTCGTCAAGATTGATATCCGTCATTTCGTCACCCTTCCTTAGTGAACTGAGATCAGGACGTCTGCCGTCTGAGGAGACCACACGAAGTCATCGTCTTTCAAGTTGCAGCACTCCCACTTGTACGCCCAGCACCGCTTACGGCCCTTCAGAAGCCACGCGGGATAGTCAATCTCATCGACCGCGTACCATCCGGGGTCCCCACAGAAGTCCGCATTGAGATACTCGGACGCGAAGGCCGCGAGTGACTCTGTGACGAGCAGCACTTCCTGCGGTTCGACCTCGGGTGCGGTTTCGACGTTGACGATGCGGGTCAGGTCGATACCCACTTCGAGGTTTTCGACCAAGGCTTCTTCCATCTCAACCTGGGCGAGTTGCTGTGCGCGGTCGCTCGGCAATTCGCCACGTTCGAGCAGCACGCCCCACGGTCGACCGCATTCCATACAGCAGATGAGAGTTGCCATCGCTTCTCCTATGAGTCGAAGTGAGAATCAGTTCAGATTCGTAGTACCCCGACCACTCGAAACGCGTCCCCTAAAGGGCTTCAGAGAAGGCCGAGACGAGTGCTGCGTCCGCGTAAGTAGTCACGGGCCCGCGCGACACTGGGCATGAATTCACGACGCGCGCTCACCTTGGCGGGGCATCGGTGCGATTCGGTCGCGTAAGCGCGCAGACACTTGCCGCACTCCTTTACCTCCACGCGTTCAGACTGCCCTCGAATCATCTGATTGAAGATTCGGCCCGGAGCCTCCGACTGCGCAACGCGCATGAATGCGGCGATGGGGACCTTAAACCCGTAGAGCCGCGATCCACCTTTGTTGGACTCCGTAGCCATGACCATCGTCCCCGTGACCTTTTCGTATGCCACCCCGGAGATCCACGAAGAGCTCACTGACTTGACCGGTACGCCGAGCTGGGCGGCGCGCTGACGCCGGCGCTCGAGGATGTCTCCGACCTCGGCTAACGCGCGACTGGGCCGACGCGACTCGAGGACGCACTGAACCGACTCGGCAACGTAGGCCGACTGATCGGGCGTGAAGCCGAGGCCCTGCGTGGCCCATGATCCATCTTCACCGCGCGCGACACGGACCCAGCCATCGAACTGCCCACCGGGAAACTGCGCCGAGACCGGCACGTCGAATGTGTCACCACTGTCTTTGCCGGGAACGTTCGCCAGGGAGAAGTCCTTGATCGCCGCCGCCGAGGGCATCCGAATGGCCACCTGGTCATTCGCGTAGGCCATGCGGTGTGTGCGCCGATGTCCAGCGATGGAGTTGCCACCCGTGTGCTGGGGTGTCCAGTCATCGGGCATCTGGGCGTAGCCCCCCTCGGGGTGGTTGTACTCACCGGCAGCCATGTGTCGGTCCCACCACTCACGCCGATGCGCGGTTGAGTTGGGATCGACGAGGAGCGGTGCGGTCGCGGCGGGCACGTAACCCATCAGGCTCAGAGCCTCGACGCGCTCGCGGAGGAACTCTCGAGGGTCGACGGGGATAAGCGTCGGTGTGGGCTGGTCGTTGAAGAGGTCGACTTGCGCTTCTGGATTCACAGAGGCCGCGAACTGTCCCCCAGTCGTTTGACCCTTGGGTTGACGTGATCGATCCTTGTCCATACCCCCATAGATGGGAGTTAAATCACGCAACGGCCAAATGCGGCTCAAGAATTATCAGCGTCGACAATCAGTTGCGTTTCGGGGTCAGAAGATCGCGTGCTGGATTTGGCTTTCGAGGAGGCATTCCCTCCGATGTGCCGGGGATGCGATCAGTAAGAGGAATTCGCTCGGGCGAATGAAACCCACCAGATAGTTTTGGAAAATGCTGCTGGCGTATTTGGACGAGTCATATGACGAGAAGCGTTATTGGATTGTCGCCGTGGTTTGTCCAGACTCCGAGGTGCGCCCACTCACGGAGGAGCTTGACGAAGTTGTGCGGAGGTCGGCTCGAACTTTTCCTGGTCTCAATGCGTTCGGTGAACTCCACGGCCATGCATTGTTCCACGGCAAGGACGATTGGGCTGCTGTGGCGACCATGCCTCGCGCGCGAATCGGGATATACGGCCAGGCGCTCTCGGCGATCGCTCAACACGATGTGCGCATCATTATTCGCGGCGTAGATTGCATTGGCTTATCGGATCGGTACTCCTCACCTGAGCCTCCTCACGCACTCGTGTTGATGCACCTGCTCGAACGGATCAATGACCACGCCATCGATCCCGAAAACAACGTCATCGTCATCGCGGATGAGGTGCCGGAGGCAAACGCACACCGGAGGAGTCTGTGGAACTTCCAACGCAATGCGACGTGGGGGTATCGCAGTCAACAACTGACGAGGATCATCGACACCATTCACTTCGCGCCGTCGACGTCGAGCAGACTCCTTCAGGCGGCGGACATCGTTGCTTTTTTGTGGTATCGAATGGACGCAGGCACTGACAAAGACGCCAGGGCCATAAAAGCGAACAACGATCTCTGGAATCTGGTGTCTGGAAAGGTCATCCACAACTGGATTTGGACCCCGTAACGCACGAGAACCCCGCCATTGGCGGGGTTCAAGGCTTACCGTATTCCGGTCTTTCGACTGGCCTACTGACATCTACTTTAGCCATTCTGCACGGCATCTGTCACGTCATCTGCCACATGACCTGCGATCTAAGGCCTCTCGAAAGGCCAACGATCAGGCCTGTCAGTCGAAATCAGTCCTGGTCAGAGTGGTGTGCCCAAATCGGCCCCACGAGACCAGGTGTGCCGGAGAGAACTGAAACAAAGCGGGTGGGTCTCCTGACGGAACAGAGGTCGACGATCGGTTTAGGGCATGATGTAGACCTTCACTATCCGGGGAGGTTTGCCGATGGCTTTTTGTTCCGATTGCGGAAATAGCGTTGTCGAGGGGGCCAAGTTCTGCAGTGGCTGCGGCTCCAGCCTCAATGGAGAGCAGGGCGCCGCTGCCACAAGTTCAACTCCCGTCGCCGCGGTCAGCCCATCGCCAGCCATTGCGCAAGATCCTTTGATTCTGCCGCTAGTAAGTGAATTGATATTCCAAATAACCAACTATGACGGTGGGCTTGTTTCTCACGCCAAGCACGAAAACGGAAACTTTCTGGCCTTGAAGCCGGACGGCAGATGGGAACTGAGATTTCCCGTTACCCGTGACCCCAAAACCGCCGACAAACTAACTGCGGGCGTTGCACACTTTCCATTGGAGGTGACTGAAACGGGAGCCTCCTCTTGCCACGTGACCGTCACTGCTGTACAAGATCAATCGGTTCGCGCCGGATTCGACGTACCTAAGAATGCCGCGAGTGAACTTATGGCTGCAATTGAATCACTCAAGCGGTCTGCCCTCACAGGTAACGCTGCGCAGACAAGAGCTCCTTTGGGGCCACCAGCGTGGCGATACTCGGGCTCGGGTATTGGGGCCGACTGGCGCTGCATCGCACATTCAAAGAGGGTCTGTTCGAGATGTGGACCGTACCCAAAAATTAAGGGCACGATGCAGGGCCAGGTCTGGCCCAACCCAAAGCGTGTCAACTGTCCGCACTGCCAAGGTGTGGGCACAGTCACAGCCAAAGGAGTCAAGAAAAAGAAGGGCTTCAGTACCGGAAAGGCGACGGCCGCCCTTCTCACGGGAGGCATTTCTCTTGTCGGCACGGGTCTGGCCCAAAAGGGAGAGGTCACACAACTGACGTGCTCCGCATGCGGCATCTCTTGGGAAGTCGCGTAGCAGCACGAAGCACGACTACCGCCCACCGGTTACCCCTCACCTAGCCGCACAAAACCGCGCGCTTCATTCTGTATTACACGGCCAAGCGCGCTAGTCAAAGGCTTCGGCGTCGTAGTCGGCCGACCCATAGAGCAGCATCTCGAGCGCCTGCTCGCCAGTGATCTCCGGTCCGCCATAGTTGGCGCTGGCCACTTGCCGGGGTCTGGTGCTGTACTCCTCGGGGTAGCGGTGAACAAGAAACCATTGAGCGGTCTTACAGGCAAGGCTCAGCTCAGCAGTCGTGGCAGTCTCGAGGTCAATGTCGATGGCGCGGACAATGACTTGCTGCGCCTGTATCCCTACCTCGGCGCTGGCCCTATCTAGAGACGTGCAAAACCGGGCGAAACGTCGCTCTTCGGGCGTTCTTTGTCTGGCGGATATCGCCTCGGCGGCCTCGCCCTTGCGACGCCACCGGCGCGGTGTCGCGGCATCAACGCCGGCAAGGCTGGCAGCGTCGACCATTGTGGCCCCTTGGCGTATGGCTTCGAGAATCGCCCTCTCGGTTTGCGGCCTTAGGACAGTCGGTCGAGCCATGAGTCGAGCGTACCGAGGAGCAGTCAGTTTGAGAGAGATTCTTGTGTGACATTCGAGCAACACGACGTCATACATCGAAATCTCTCTCTTAGATTCCTATCAAGCGAGGGAGTCATCAACAATGGCCCATTCTCGGTTTTTAGAGCGAAATTAGCCTCCATTTAGTGCCGGTTCTAGCCAGCGACGAAGTAGGTCCATCTACTCGAGCCACCGAGTAAGGCGGTTCCAACTATCAATACCTGGGGGTGCTCACACGACCGTATGAACGCGGTTGAAGAAACGATTGGGATCTCCCAGATTCGATGCTTTCGAAAGGCGTCTGGCGCCGGGTAAACGAGTTACTCCTCGCTGCGGAATTTCTCTCGATTGAACCACGCAGAGCTGATCTCACTCAGCCGGTATTTCTTTTCGACATCCAGTATCGTCGTGACCTCGCCTGACGTCATCACGAATTCGCGCAAGGCAACCTCGGTTTGGACTTGGCTCGACATCTTGAATGTCTGGAGCCAGATCGCGTGTAGTCGCGTGACGTCGCGCAGATTCTCCAACTCAATCAAACCAATGCCGTAACGAATGCGATCGATGTATTGCTTGCGCGTCTTCCACTCTGCTTTCACCGCTGCGGATTCTTCGGGGTGCTTACGAATGAATCTCGACGTCAGCGTGGGCTGACTCCTTTCCCACTTCTCAAACTCGTCTTCGTAAATGGTCAGGTCGCGCCCGTACCTATCGGCGTTCTGGACGTTCGCCAACGCGGAGTCGTGCAGAACACAGCGGGCCCAGTGGTCCACGATCTGCTCCACATCGGAGTAAGAGGGTGGATACTGCCAGCTACCGCCAGCCATCTCGAGTCGACCTCCGAGTTGAATGGCCGGCTTCTGCTCGGGCGCAAAACGAGACGCGTCGGACTCAAAGAAATGGTCGTCGCTCAAGCTGGCACGAAACGACGCTTCCATACCTTCAAGAATCGCTGCCTCGTCGCTGGGCTTGTCTCTCTTAGCGGCCGCTGCAATGGCTTCCTCGCGTTTGCGGGCCAACTCCTCAGCGGCTTTGCTCCCATCTAACTCAGCCAATTCTGCTCCCAGATCCACATTCGGTTCCGAGATTACTTCTTTCCTTTGAGCGAAACGACCTCCCGCCCTGGTGCCTCGCGGCTGACGCGGCACGTTCGGTTTTTCAATAAATCTCTCTACCATTCGCTCGTCCCCTGTGTCGGTGCTGGCGCTTCGTCCTCTTCACTGTCTTCACTCATCAGGTCTGTAACGAGCGCCCAATTCCAGAGACTGACGAACCGACCTTCGTCCACATCGGTAATGACTCCAGCCTCGGCCAAGAATCGGAAAAAGATCGCCGTCCCAATGAGATCGTCTCCGACGAGATCGCGCGTCTCAAACTCAACCACCCCCCGAGGGTCATATTGACCCCAGACGGCATCCACGAGTTCGTCGCGGCTCCTGCCGAGGTATTCACTCCAGAGATCTCTCGACGACTGTGCGGTCTGGTCTCGGACCCACCCTCGAAACGCCTCCAACACGCGTCGAGCAGATTGATTTCCCGGATCATCCATGTAGTTGGCGATTCGTTGGTCGTCCGATCCGATGGCGATCAGCAGTGCGATCGTCGGAAGAGCAAGGACGTTGTCCACGAGGACAAGATCGATAGGAAAGCCCGCCGGCGAAATGAGACCGGTGAGGTCCTCAAATTCATCGTTGAGATCTTTGGTTTCTGTGCTCACTATTTGTCTCCAATCGGCAATGGCTCACCGCGCTTGAACGCTTCAATGCGACGCTGTTGAATGTCGAGGCGGCGGGCAGCTTCATCGTGTGCGTCTCGCTCGGCTTGGCTCAACTCGAAACGATGCCGTGCAGCGCGCTCAGCGTCTTCTTGTTTTGCCGCGGCCTCATTTGCTCGCATCGACTCCGCGTCGGCTGTGGCCTTCTTATTTCGCGCCTCTTCGTCTGCTTTGAAGGCACGGTAGTCCTGAAGATTCTTTTGGGCTCGCAGCGGCGCGTCTTTCAGGTAGTTACGCAGTTTGTGGGCTCCGTAGACCAGTCCAGCTCCCGCCGCGACCGGAGCACCAAATCCCAAGAGCCCGGCGGCCCCGAGGCCGGCCGTACCGTACTTGAGCACTTTCGGAGCCTTCTTGACGGTCGCTTTGGCTCCCGCACCCGCTGCGGCTGCCGTAAGGACACTCCCCTTCAAGCGGTGAGTTTGACCTTCTCCATCTCTCTGGTTGAACCGCTTCCTCGAGCGCGCCAAGCTCTCCTTGATGCGAGCCCTACGAGTCACTTCAGGCTCGCCCCGTTCGGCCTTCGCCGTGCGAGGGTGCAGCACGCTGTTACTCATCTGCTCGATCCGCTTCGTGCGCTCAGCGATCCGTTCGGCTCGAGCATGCTGATTGGCCTGGTGCTGTTCGTCATCGCGGAGTTTCGGTCGACGCGCCTTGGCGAACATAGAGCCGGCCCCGGTTGCTGCTCCCTCAACAACGGGACGAGCCCCATCGGTACTGCCGGGCGACTTCGGGTCAACCGGTGTTGCCGTCGCTGCGCCCGTCTGCGCGGGTGCAGCGCCAGTCTTCGTCTGACTCGCACCCATCGAACCATTGGTTTGTGACGGACCAGACTTCGTCTTCTGTCCGCTGATCCGTCCGCGAGCGGCGCCGACAGCCTGACCGCCGCGACGCTTCATGTGATCGAGCACATCGACCCCTACGGCAGCGGAGCCGAAGCCTCCCATCGCACCAGCGAACGCTGCCGCCCCCTTCATCGAGAACGGGCTGGGGGCCTTAAGAACCTTGGTGATGAATAGACGAACAAGATAGAGCGCGGCGACAGGAGAGATCGTGATGAAGATCTGCGAGAAGAGTGATCCTGCCCCGGTCGCTTGTGTCCCCATCGCGGCGAGGACTGCCGTGATGATGGCTACAAAACTCAGAATCAGTCCCGCACACGTCGAAAACAAGATGAGCCCGAAAAGGTGCTTCACGTACGCACTGAAGCGACCTTCCATCGTCGGCATCAATGCGAATATGAGCATCAACGGGAGCAAGATCATCAAGATGATGAGTGACAGTTTCGCGATGATAAGGGCGAGGGCAAGAACACCAAAGACAACCAGGATCACCGTTGAGCTCAAGAGGAAGAAGAACGCACTGGCCTCCGCTCCAGAGTTCTGAGTGCCGTGCAGGTTGCCGATGAAGTTCGCTATGCCGGTTCCGGCAGCGGATGAGTTCGTCGAAGTGGCGATCGCTGACGCAGAGTCGCCCCAGTTGAAGACTCCCAAGTCTGGGTTGAGGATCTGTCCGGGCCACGGTGCAGCGCTGGGGCTCGCGAAAGGACCGCTCGCATCGCCGTACTGGCCGCCGCTCGCAGGAGCGTTGGCTGACCAAAACGTCTGACAGTCGGCCCCATTGACCGTCGATGTCCCGGACGTCGTTGGTGAGGGCACTGTCGTGAATGCAGCGGTGGTCAATTTTCCCGTGGAGATGTCCCATTCCGAAGGTGTAAATCCGCTGCCACCAGATCCATTCGCTGGGCTTTGGCACGCGGCCCAGGCGACCATAGATTCGTCTTCTTGGTCGTTGGTGAGTGCACCGTTCCAAGCGAGCGCGGACGCTTGAGTGACGCCGAAGGAGCTCAAATTTGAATCACCTGACAGCGAGCCCGACGCCTTGGCGACGGCCAACTGAGAAGCGGGCTGGATGCCGGCATTGTCCTCGAGTAGGTGGCAGTACATCAAGGGCGCGTAGTTGTTCGATGCGCCGAACTGCTCGTCTTCATAGGTAGGAATCGCCGCTTGCTCCCAGAGGGAGTTCAAGGAAGTCGGCACTACGTATCCGTAACTACCGGTGGCTGTGTACGCCTTCTGGTACTCGTCAACCAACTCTTGGCTGTACCAGTAGCAACTGAGCGGATCGCTCTTCGCAATGGTCTCCTGGGTTGAGCCACCGATCGTGGCATTGGCGACATTGGAAATCGCATTCGCCGGGCCGCTCGCAACATCGGAGATCGCGTTGTATCCGGTTTGAATGATCCACGCAGGGCTTAACGGAACGTCGTCGGTCGCGGTGGATGCCATTGCCGCGCCAACGATCGTGAACAGGATCGCCACCACCACCATGAACTTGATGATCTGACGGAAGAAGTTCCCACGGCCGCGGAGGGCACGCCACGCCAGCGTGACAAGGGCCAAGACTGCCAAGACACCAAGCAGTGGGGACGTCGTAATTCCGGTCCCGAGCTTTCCCGCGAACGTGTTTGCCATCTCGCCCACGGTGTTGGCGAAACAGAACTGACTGGCTCCTTCGGTCGCGGAGGCGGCGAGCTGCCATTCCGATGCACCAATCGAGGTCATGCCGCCCACGAAGACTGACCTGTCGATGGAACTTGGCGCATTCGAGATCCCGCTCAGAAATCCGCCGGGCAAGCGTTCGTGCTCATCGCCGAGCGAACCCGACCAGCGGTTGATGGGCAGGTCGTTGTCCGCCGCCGTGGCGCTCGACGCTGTCGTGCCACAGATGAGTCCGGTCTGAGTCCCTGTGGTGTTGGTTGGCGTTGTGCTCGCAGCCCCTGCCGGTCCAGATGACAGAAGTAGCGCGAAGAGTGGAACAACTATGACGCCGAGTGCGGCAATGCGACGGTGTCGAACGTTTCTCATTGCCCTAAACCATGCGGCGATTCCGGCGTTTGCCTAAATCATCACGTGAAAGATCGAAAGCACCCCGCCAACGACGAGAGCCGCTACGACAACGATGAGTACCAAGGCTCCGCGATCGGCGACCCATTCTTCGATTTCGGCTCGCTCTGATTGGTATCCGTCGCGCCGGCGACCGACGAATCGGTCAAGCCGGGAGTTCTCGTCGGTCATTAGTGAACGTAGACAAGAACGTGCAATGCGCCGATCGCCGTCGAGCTACCGCTCGTGCTGTGCAGCAGGCTCCAGAACGCGTTCGCCGCGAAGTCGAACAAGGTGAGGATCGACGGCAAAACGATGTCGGGACCCGCGAGGATGCACCCAACGAGGGCCGTCCAGATCAGCTTCGTGTGACTACCGCCACCGCGACGACGCTCCCAGAAGTACATGACGAGCGCGCCGATGACGAGCATCGTACCGATCACGCCCAAGAACGTCACGAAACTGCCGAGCGGGCCAGAAAGGCTCGACCAGGCCGTGCTCCACGATCCTGCAAGGTTGATGCTGGTTGCGTCTGCGAACATCATCGACTTCCTTTCTTTGCTGCGTTGCTTTTCACCATGCGGCGAGTTCTTGTGTCAGTCGACAAGATGGCCAAATCCCGGACACGACCGGCCCCACTAGGCACGGAACTAGCGACGACGTAACCAAACTGGTGTCGGAGGGGCTCAATGGGACGTGAGCAGAGGAGAAAGGTCCCTGAGACCGAGCGCCGCACGTCAACGAAGCGTTGGTAGCGACGAAGTTGCAGCCCTGAACGACTGCGTGACTCGATGAACCAAAAGGCCAGCGCCTGAATGACGAGAATGCTCATCAATGCGTACGTGCCAAGGAACGTCCACAGAACTACGGTTGCGACGATGCCGGGGATCAGCGCGAAGCCGGCAATGGTGAGGCCCCGGACCGGTAGGTCGAAGCCTTGAATGACGACGCGGCGATGTTGATTGACCGACCTCGTGAGCGGAGTCAGCGTGTAAACGTTCATTCACTCTCCGCCATTGAAAAGCCACCAACCATGACCAGCGAGTGCCGACGGAGTCGGTACATGGTGTCGGGCTTTACGCCCGTCTCCTCGTTCACGTCGGCGCTCACTACGTAGCGGATTCCGTTCTCATCCTCGCCCGCGATCACCAACGTGCCGCCAACGCCGGTGCGCGCGACGCCTTCAACGCCGACGATGGAGATCCCGCCGTCACCAGTGATAGCGATTCCTCGATCGCCCGCGACGGCATGACCTCGGTTTCCCGCGCGGGCGTAGCCGAGTTCGTCGGAGATGGAGGTGCCTTCATCGCCAGAGATGGACCGTCCGCGCACGCCCGTCACCGAGTGGCGGCCGTCGCTCGACACGGCGAGATGTGTTTGGGGGTGAATATTTGAAATCAAGTCGTTGTTCTCTTCCGGATTAGACGGCACGGCCCTCCACGCGACTAATTGCGACCTTCCACAGATCGGCGGCGTAATCGGGAAAACGAATAAGGGTCTCGCAGGTAACGCGACGTTGCGCGTCGTCAAGATCACCGAACGGCGCGAAGAGAGATGAGGTTGTCTCGCCGGTCTTCATGTATTGCTCGGCGCAGGCCAACGCTCCCCCAGCGTCCATGACGTCAGCTCGAGCTCGAATGGCGGCCCGCTTGCCGATAGGCACATCGAGAGTAAGAGGAGCACCAGAGTGCTCGGCAATTGCATCCCACGCCAGTGCGCGGGCCTTGACCTGCTGACCGTCAGACTTCAGTTGAGAAGCGCGGTCGCCGAATGATCCTTCCTCAAAGTCGCTTATGTCAATTTCCGCTGAGCTAGTAGCGGCTTGGAAGGATGCAACCTCAACGTGGTCGATAGGGCGACTACCACCCTCCTTCGCCCTCGTGACGCTCCAGTCCAACCCGTGCGTCGTAGGTGCTGGGATGTGGAAGTTCTCACTGGGGCGTGAATGGGCAGGGATGGACAAGCGGATCTCGCTGGAGAGGTCCTCGAGTTCTTTCGCAGACAACGCGCGGGCCAGGCGGGCTTCACGTGAAGCCTTCTCCTGGTCGAACAATCGCATGGCGGCGAAGCGTTTGTGGTCTTTGCCTTCGAGCGCACGGATGATAGAGCGCTTAGCAATGAGCGAGGTAGGAATGGGGCCGGCCTCGGGCGGACGCGTCGCGTCGGCAACAGCGGCGTTCGCGGCGACAAGATATGCCAGCACCGCGTCTTGAACTAAGTCGTCTCCGTCCATGTAGCCGTTCAATTGCTTGTTCCCAAGTCCAAAGCGACGGACATAACTGCCGGCGATACGTCGTGTCTCCTCGGCGCCTTCGACGAGGTCGACGGTCGCTTCGGGGTTCTGAGACGGAGCAAACTGCCCACCAACTGGCACTCCGCGCGGCTGACGTGCTCGCGATCCGGGAGTTGTGGACGTGTGCTGGCGGCTGGAGGACTCCATGCACGCTTAGATGGGAGTTCACAGAGTGAACGGCCAATCTTTCGGAATTATCTCGAAACGGCAGTCCTTGAAAGGATCTTGATCCGCTCAACCACTAGTTCAGCGAGGATTTTTGACGACAGAACCCGCTCGTTGTATCGCTTGTTGACCTGTTGGACGATCTCCCAGTCCCCGCCCATGAGAATCTCAAGGACCGAGGACTTCCCAAAAAGGACGTCGGTCATCCGCTCGTCGATCGTGCCCTTCGCGATCATCAATTTGCAAAAGACCCATTCCGCCATTTGGCCGATGCGGTCCTGTCGGTCCCCCGCTTGGATCATGTTGGCCGGAGTCCAGTCGATCTCAACGAAGAGCGACTTGTACGAACGGGTGAGCGTGATGCCGACGCCGGCGGCAATGATCGATCCAATAAGCAACGGCACACGACCGGCTTGGAACTCGTCCTCGATTAGGGTGCGCTTCTTCGTCGAGACTGTGCCGTCGATGATCTTCGGCTCGAAGCCTTGTGTCTTCGCGGCTTCATTCATGGCTTCAATGACCGAGTGGTGGTGGGCCCAGACAATCAGTGGCTCGGGCCATGTGCCATCTTCGTTCTGAGGGTGCTGCGCAAAGTGTCGGGCGATGATGCGCGCCGCGGCAGGAACCTTGGCCAGTCCCGCCGCCTGACGAAGTCGAGACGTGATGTCCCCGCGGCCAAACGACCAATCGCCCACCTCATCGCCATCCGGCGACTCCTTATCGTTCGATGGGAATCGACCATTCTCCTCTTGAAACTCGATGAGCCATTCGTCTATTGAGGTGTACACCTCGCTGAGACTCTCTTCGTACGCTTCGGTGTTGATGTCGACTGTCTGAGGCTTCCACTTCTTCTTACTGACCTTGGTTCGACGGACCCATACTTGCTCGTCGAGGATCTCGCGTAACTCATGGAGACGGCTCTTGTTCGGCTTCCAGCCGTACATCGTCTTGCGCATGAAGCGAGCTCGGTAGTCGGTGAATGATCCAAAGAGGGGTTCGAGTTTGCCCGAGATATCGAGTTGTGCTGCGAGCTCAAGCGGTGTCGCCATAGCGGCCGTACCGCTCGCCGGTACGGCCTTCGTGCAGTAGCGGCTGAGCCGGCGCAGCACGCGGGCCTGCTTGGACGAGAAGGTCCTTGAGTTGTGCGACTCGTCGTAGATGAGCAAGGTTGGCTGCCATGACTCAAGCAACAGTTCGAGGTCGTATCGATTCGCCACGAGTGACGAGCTCGTGATGACGACTCCTGTCTCGGGAAGATCGGGAACCTTGCCCGTGGGCTTAATGATTGCAACCGAACCTCCGACCGCGGCCGGGAGCCCGGATTTCACCGCCGAGCGGGCCCAGTGCTCCATTACCCCAGGAGGGCACGTCACGAGCGTGCGCCGGGACTGGAGGAGTGCCGCGGTGCACAGCGACGTAGTTGTCTTGCCGAGACCAGGATCGTCGGCGAGGAAGTTCTTGCCGAGCGCAAGATCCCGCGCGCCTTCGCTCTGCATCTTGTAGGGCTCGGTCGTCACGTTGTAGCCAAACCAGTCAGGAACTTCGTCGAGCGGGTCGGGCAGCGGCTCGAGCACTGGTGCGGGTTTGGCGAAGTCACTTGGCCGAGCGGGAGTGCCGTCAATGTTCGCCACCTTGAATCCCGCCTGTCGTAACCATCCGCGCGGAATGTCTGCGACGTCGGGGACGATCCACCTCTTTATCTCTCCGTCCCAGTGACAGCCGGGGAGTTCTTTCACCCAATCGATCATCGGAACGCCAGTCCTCGGGTGTTTTGATCCGATGGCGAACTTGAGAGCCACACTCACGAAGTCGTCGTCGCCAACGAGCAGAGTCCCGGTACCGACTTGCGGCACCTCGTCGACAAAGAGGGTGGATTGCTTATCCATCGCTAGGTTCGTACCCCGATCCCGAAATTCCGGTCCCGGTTGCTACGACTCGGCGGGAACATTGACGAGAAACTTGGTGAAATCAATGCCCTTCGCGCGCTCCTCGTGTGGTTCTGATTCCGCGGCACGCTCGTGCGCCCAACGGTTGTCGAGCCACGTCGTGGCCTCTGTGGGATCAGAGATCTTCCGAGCAAAGCGGCGCAGCGATTCCATCAATGTCTCTCGCGTCGGTGCGGGATAGGCGATCTTCGAGGACTTGATGAGCCGTGGATCGAGCACTGCACACATACCCGAGTCATTCACCGAACGAATGAGGCGACCCGCGGCCTGTTCGAGCAAGAGGCTTGCGTCCGCGACATAAACCAACCGGTCCGCAGCCCAACGGTCGAGCTCGAGGCGCTCCTGGACCCAAGTCACCCGCGCATCATCAACGGGATTCCCTGCCGACCTCGGGATTCGGTCAATGACCACAAGTGAGCAGGTGGCTCCCGGAGCATCCACACCCGTCATCAGACTTCGCGTGCCGACGAGTACTGAACCCACGTCGGCGCGCCACATGGTGACTATCTGCTTGGTCGTGCCCGCGTCCCACTGCGAATGGACGGTGATCTCCGGATGTGCGAGACGTAATGCATCCGCGTAGCGCTTACCAGCCGCTGTTGTTGCCGAGAGCACCAGTGCGGACCCGCCATTGGCGGACACTAGGTCTACGATCATCGTCGTCGCCCAGTCCACATGACGAGACGTATCAAAGCGACGCCGTCCTTTATCGGTGACGCACACTTTGTCGAGATCATCCCCCACCAACTTCGGGATGAATAGCGCGGAGTTCGCGAATGCCACCTCGAACGGGCTGGCGTACTTCTTCAGCCGGGCACTAACACCGAGTTCGATCACCATTGGCTGAGGGAGAGTCGCGGAAACGACAACAACTGAGAGCGGCATCACCTCACCGGCCTCATCCTTCATGGCGCCATACAGGTTGGCTCGCAACAGCGGGGCCACATCGACGGGAGAAAGCCGTAACGCTGCGCCCGTGATTCCTTCGAGTCCGGTGATCGGGCGAAACGAACGACCCTCGAGTTCGATCCAGCGGGCGACATTGTGAGCGTCTCTGGCCATCGAGGAGATCGCTTCGCGAAGGACCACAGCCTTTGACTGAGCCCGACGACGAGAACGAATCTCTCCGATGACGACCGACGCTTCCGGTTTAGGAATGAGACTCCGCGCTCCTTCGAGCCACACCAAGAGGTCTTCAGAGAGCTGACTTTCCAGAGCCTCGTCTTCTGGCTTAAGCGTCAACTCCTCTTTGCCGTTCAATCTCCTTGAGAGGTATGTATCGAGGCGTCGCATAACGTCGAGGCCGCTGGTGCGTAAGAACCGGGTCTTGCCAGGATTTCCTGAGTGAAGGTGTTCGATCGAACGCAGGAGATCAAAGAGGCGACTCGCATTGACCGATGTGCTGCCTTGTGAGCGCACCGTGTTCGCCAGGCCGTGTGATTCGTCGATTACTAGGTTGGCGAAAGTACCGAGTCTCTTGTTGCCGATGACCACGGCGGCGCCCATCGCCGTCTGAATTGCGAGCAATGCATGGTTGGTTACAACGATGTCAGAGGTCGCCGCGGTCTCGCGTGCGATCGAGGGAAGACACACTGCGCCAAAGGGACAGTGGTCTGCTCCCGGACATTCATCGGTAGTGATCGAGATCTTGTTCCATTGCTCGTCAGTTGTGCCGATTGGGAAGTCAGATCGGTCTCCCGACTCGCCAAAGAGGTGAGTGTTGATGGCGGCAACCACTACGTCTCCCCCGGTCAAGTACGCGTCCTTCTGGATCAGTGTCTTGACTTCGTCGAGCGCTTCAAGTGGGTCGCCGCTTGGCACCTGCTGTGGCCGAATGAGTAGCTCGTTCGCTTGGTGATACGTCTCGGCGGCGCAGACGTAGTTGGACCAGCCTTTGAGCAGTGAGAACGTTGGCCGAACTCCCTTGACGCGTTCGATGGCTTCGACCACGACCGGAAGGTCCTTCTCTACGAGTTGACTTTGCAGGTTGAGTGACTCAGTCGCGATGACCGTCCGAGCCTTGCGGTCGGCCGCCATGAGGGCCGCGGGTATCGCATAGGCGAGCGAGTTGTGTGTCGGGATCATCGCTTTCCCCGCGAGATAGAGATGATTCGGCGACGAGACTTGGATGCAACGAACGGGACGGGTCTCTACTGGTCGGATATCGGTGACGTACCGGAAACTGGTGTTTGCTCCTGACGAAGGCTTTCCCTTCATTTGCATTGCCAGTTTCCGTTCGAAGCGGAACATTGGTTCGTTGGTGGAAAACGACATCCTCCAGCGAGTTCCGACCACGCGCATATTGCGGACGCCTTCCACCATTTCTGTTATTGTCGCTGGGCCTGTCCGGATGGTTGCTCGGATACCGAGCGATGAAATCAGCTCATAAACGTCTTTCGCCAGCTTCTCGTTGCAAAGGTCGATGGCACACTTGCGACCGTTGGCGGTGCCGTCAGTGTCCATGATTCCTTGCAACAGCGCACGTCGCTGCTCGATGGAGGCTCGCAGGTAAAGGTTCGGAATGTACTTGTCGCCGAGAACACCCAATCGCCGCAGATGGAGAGCGAGCGGCTCGTTCCATCGGTTCACTCTGGAGCGGTCTTCCTTGGAGGGCCTCGTCTTCACGCACGTAACGCACGTTCGGTTTGCGCGCTCTCCCATGTTGGGAACGAAGTCATCGTGGCCGTAGGGGCAGAGATCTGGCCGCGGTTGGCGAAATGAAAGCATCCGCGAATCGTTCTTACGGACCGCAACGTCGATGTGATAACCAGTTCCACTTACGTTGTTCATCAACTCAGCGAAGTCCTCGGCACCCGACGTGACACTGCCGGCGCCAGATGAGCCATCACCGAGCCAGACGCCGAAGAGATACGGATCGATAGGGAGATCCGCGATCTTGGTGTCGAGAGGTCCAGCGACGCGAATCGCGTGATTAAGAGCGTCTTTAACCGTGAGCGACGAACGCATTTGCGCAGTCGTCATCACCTCAAAGCCGGCTGGAGGCTTTTGCAGTAGAGAGCATCGACTTTCCGTCGCCGTGATGACCTCGTCTAAAGCGAGACGGACATCGAACAGCTCCCCATTTCCGAGTACACGGGGGTCGAGAGCCCTTCGCGCACGCAGTAGTGCATCTTGGACCTCGGGGTAGCGGTCTATGACCTCTTGGCGAGAAAACAGATAGCCGGAGTCCTCAATGCTCTTGCGAATCCTTTTCAGTTCGTTGACCTGATCTAGCCGACCGATTGAGTTGTATCGGTCACCTGCCTCAACCCTTCGGCGTTCAGCTTGCTTGAAACGAAGCGCACGCGTTGCAGTCGCCCACTGGTGGTCAGCATCCGCGACGATCGTGTTGCCGTCCGAGAAGGCGACTTCATAGCAAACTCGGTCGGTCATCACGTTGCTGATCCACGTCACCGTTGTCTCTGCGCCCGTCTCGTCGAAAACGACATCTCCAACCTTGATTTCGCCCATCGTCGTCCACCCTGACGGCGTGGCGATCGGAGTGCTGAGGTCTAATGCCTTACCAACTCCTGTTGGAGCTTCGCCGGCTGCTTGGCCGCCAGACATGAACGCCTCGAGAACGTCGTGAGCCAGTTTCACCTGACCTGGACGTGGTTCGGCTTCGTCGACACCGGTCGTCAGGACCACGGCGCGCGCCAGAGCATTCTCAAGAGATTCGTGAAGCAGTTCTTCCACGCTTTTCCTATGGTTCGGACTGGCAATCAGTCCCGACTATCGGAGGCTCGTGACCTTTTGGGTTGGCAGTCGAAGGTGGGTCGGATTGTGGATATGGAGCCAGGAGAAGAGGTTGATGTGCTTCAGATTTGCCGACATGACGGGAGCTATGTGGTGACTTCCCGGCACCACGATCAACTTGAGGGCCATCCAGATCAACAAGATTCCCATCACTCCCCCGATAAGTGACTCTCGCGCCGAGCCTGTGTGGCCAACGATCGGAACTGCAATGCGGACTCGCTGCAACGGTTGAATTCCCGGCAGCCACAACCAAGGGACTCCCTCGACCGTCAGTGAGTCGCCGATCATGTGCCAGATGCACCCCCCGGCAGTCGCGAGCATCAGCCACCCGAGTGACGGTGTGCCCGCACCAATGACGTGAGTGTCGAGATGGCGAGCCCATTCGCCAGAACCGAACGCGAGCGCCAGCGTCGCGAGACCAACAAGTGGAGCGAATCTCAGCATCATCGGCAGAAGCATCCGAAAGACCAGAAGAAAACTTGCGGCGACCAGAATTGCCACGGCCAGTGGATTGAGAAATACGAGTCGAGTGAGGAGCAACATAACAGCTACAAAGAACAGACTGTGCGTCGCCTGACGGTGACCGCCCGCGAGCGATCTCGTCATCTCGGAGAAACTACGACTGATGGGCCCGAGCTTGCGAGAGACCGTGCTGCCAGGTTCGTCGATGTCGGGAAGTAATGCGAAAGCCGCGCTCGTGACGGTTCCGACGCCGAGCACCTGCCACGTTGGATCGTGCAGCACAATTGGCGCGACGATCAGAAACCCGAGTCCTCCCATGAGTGCGTGATCGCGGCCGAGCATGACAGAGACCATGCGGCGAATGGGTGCGGTCGACTCAGTGTGGGTTCATGTCGGCGACCCGTCGGCTCACGTTGAAGACCCGACCTCCAGAATTCTCGACTAGCGCGTTCGACCCTGTCTTTGTGCGGGAGTTCAAACAGTAGGATGGGCCTGGATGCGAGAACCTGAAACGGCGCTCTTTGCAATTGCCTTCCTGAGCGAGTTAACGGCGGCAACGCTCGTTATGTTCGAGATTCGTGAAAACCGTAAACTCCGGTTCAAAATGCTCAGCCAGCCAGCTCCCCTGTCCGCTGTGCTGGACCAGATTGCGGGGGTCCAATCACACAGAACGACACACTAAAAGCAACCGCGAAGGTCTATAAGGACGGAGTACGCGCGCGAAGTGGTGAAATCTTCGTTTCGACAACGGGCCCCACCAAGAGGTTCCTCTGTGAGATCGACACATTTCCATACTCGCGCGACACCTGCCAGACACAGCTCCCGAAAGCTGGGTTGTGGCACATTGTCGCCCGTCTCACTTCAACGATCTTCCCTCCGTGGCATTATGTGGCGACCGGTTCAATTTCGTTGAATGTCTTCTCTGATGTCTCGACCACAACACCGCCGACCAGTGATGCCCAGCCCACCGCCCTGTCTCTCGTGTATGCCGACCTCGACATCGGTGAGGAGTACTACCCGACTGCTAGCGCCACCATTTCGGTGCCCGGTACCGACGCGCTCTCACCCGACGCCGGTTACGTAAACTTCTATGACGGCACCGGGGAACTTATCTGCACTGTCCCTGTCGGCTCCGACCCAACGGTCGATTGTTACGGTCCAGGCTTCGCATCGCCGCCGCCTTTGCCCTTCAGCGCGGAATATACCGGGACGACAAACGGTTTTGACGATGGCTTCGGTTCGAGCTACGCACCTTCTTCGGCGACATACAACTAATCGAAGACCTAGGAATACGCTCTTCAGGCATTCGCTGTTGCTGGCACGAGCGATGACCTCTCTCGGTTTCAAAGGCGTTATGGGGACCCGTGACAAACTGTCTCGATTGTGCGGTCGCGTCGCCCTCTACAGTCCCCCGGCTCGGCTAGCAGCGTTCCTCAACGCGACGGCAGGACGGAGCCTCGACGATGAAGATCGGTCCTTTTGGACAGAAGGCCGTCCGAGTTGGAACGTGGGGCCACAACGTCAGCTCTACGGAGTTCACGAGTTTGACGGGACTCGCTTCCTCGAGCTCTATCGATGGGGTCTCGTCCCGAGCTGGGCAAAAGATCCCAAGATCGGCGGACGACTCTTCAATGCTCGAGGTGAGACCGTAGCCGAAATGCCTTCGCTCGGAACCCGTGCGTCATTCCCGTCGACGGTTTCTTTGAGTGGGGCCATCGGGTCGGGACCGTAAAGCAGCTGAACCACTTCACGCACGTCGACGGCAATCCTCTCCTCCTCGCCGGACTCTACGAGCGCTGGCACAACCCGGAGAACCGTGATGGCGTGGCGCTCACAACATGCACCATCATCACGACCACATTGAACGCAGATATGGACGAGATCCACGACCGGATGCCAGTCGTTCTCGAATTAGACGACGTCGAGACGAGGATCGAAACCAAAGAGCAACTCCTGCTGCGCCCGGCGCCAGATGGCACATTGGCCCGCCACACCGTGAATGCCGCGGTTGGTTCAGTACGAAACGATGTGCCAGAACTCATCGAACCCGCCGAGCCGCGATCGTTTAACTAACGATCGAATTGGCTGAGGTGAACGGAATCGAACCGCCGCTTCCGGAATCCACCCCGTAACCCGACACGAGGGTAGAGGGCTTGTTAACCTCAACGCGTGGACCTGACAACCTCATACCTTGAGTGCTTTCCGACCAGGACCAAGGAGCGCTACGAGTTCTACGAGACGCGCAATGCTGCTGGCATTCTTGTTGCCACTAATCGCGCTCGATTCGATGAGTTGATTGACGTCCTCGATGCCTTTTCATTGTTGACTGCCGACCTCGTTGAAAGCGGCGGTAACGAGTCGAAGCTGGCGGCTCGTTTGAATACTGCTTTTCGCGAGAAGGGCTGGCGCGAGGCGCGTGTTGATCAAATCATCAAACTCAGCCTTCTAAAGCAACCGTACCGGCCCGCGGGCGAGGTTAAGTCAGTAGTGATTGAAACCGAAACCACGAGCGAGGGCTACAAGGTCGACAATTTTGTTGACCGCGTAGCCCTCGACGTCGAATGGAATGCGAAGGACGGGAATCTTGATCGCGACCTTGGCGCTTACCGGTCCCTTTATGACGCCGGTCTAATCGACGGCGGGATCATGATTACGCGCACGGTCGACGACCTACGCCGGCTCGGCGCACGACTCGGAGAGCTCGCCGGAATGCCCCCGAAGGAAGCTTCGCGAATACTGGCGACGAGCACAACGACCAACACCGTCAAGCTCGTTCCGAGACTTACTCGCGGCGACAGTGGCGGTTGCCCCATTCTCGTGGTGGCCATTTGCGAACGAACCTGGGACCCAAACTCATGACCGCCATCACCGAGGTGTCACACCGCCCTTATTAAGATCTTGAATTATCGAGAAGATCTTTATTAGCGAGGACGTGCACTAATGGTGATGGTTCAAAAAGAAACGCAGCACACCGCTCCCCCATTGCGGCTGGTTGGCGAATCCCCGCCATTGCCGACGGTCGACGGCGGGTTCAGTACGATCCTGGCAGATCCGCCGTGGCGATTCACCAATAGGACCGGCAAGGTCGCGCCAGAGCACCGACGTCTCGACCGCTATTCAACACTCGACTTGGACGCCATTTGCAATATCGACGCTGGCAGTGTCGCCTCGAAAAACGCGCACCTGTATCTCTGGGTTCCGAACGCCATGTTGCCTGATGGACTTCGCGTAATGGAGGCTTGGGGATTTCGCTACATCTCGAACATCATCTGGGCCAAGCGCCGAATCGATGGTGGCCCCGATGGCAGGGGTGTTGGTTTCTATTTTAGAAACGTAACTGAGATAATCCTGTTTGGAGTGCGAGGCAGCATGAGAACACTGCCGCCCGCTCGAAGCCAGGTGAACATGATCGAGTCCCGAAAGCGTGAGCACAGTCGCAAGCCCGATGAGCAATACGAACTCATTGAAGCCTGCTCTCCAGGCCCGTTCCTCGAACTCTTCGCTCGCCATCCTCGTCCTGGATGGACCGTTTGGGGTGACGAAGCAGGCGCAGACGTCGAGCCGCGGGGTCGCGCTCATAAGGGTTACGAAGGCGGTCCAATCGCGGTCCCACACATCGACTCAAATGTACGCCTCCCGACAAGCGTGTCCGAGCACATCGGGACGAAACTCAAACGCCGGTACGAGGGCGGCGCAAGCATCAGGGAGCTCTCTCAAGAGACGGGTTATTCGATCACGAGAGTGCGGCATCTGCTTGAGGTCGCCGAAACGCACATTCGCCCTCGTGGTCGCGCCGGCGACAGGCCAGAAGTTGAGCCGAGTCGCGCGAAGATGCGGTAAGCCGCATTTGGTGCGTGCGCCTCGTTCGGTCACACACAACTCCAATCAATGAACGTGTCAACTTTCCGCCTTCGCGCAGTCGGCGCCATTACGATCTGGTTTCCATGACGAACACAGCAACGGATCGTGCCCGTGTAAGTGCGTGGCAGTCGTGGGAGACGTGGTGTCGTCTCAACGGATTCGAGCCCTTCGGTGTCCGCACCGGACTCGCCGAATACTTGCTCTGGCTTGTCGATCCTTACGGAGGTGCGCTCAGTGCCGCGAGCGCCTACCAGGCGTATTGGGCCATCCGTTCGTCGTTCCTGAAGTCTGGCTGGCGAGACCCAGCCCGAGATCCGGCGGTGCTCGCCGCTCTTGCTGAGATTCGCCGCAACGAGGATCTAAAGAAGCCGCGGCAACTGCAACGGCACTTCACTCGAGAAGAGATCCAGCACCTCACCGCGTCGATTGACGACTCGTCCGTGCGGGGCGCAAGAGACAAGGCACTTATCTGGCTCGGCCACGACGGTGCTCTGCGCCCGAGTCGACTGACCATCCTTCGCTGGAGACACGTCGAGTTTGGTGAGTTCGATGCCACCATCAAGATCCTCTCCCGTCCTCCTAAAGCGAGCAGATCCATCACCCTGTACGAAGAGGAAGAGCCGCTCGCCGCGATTCGCGCCTGGCGCGATCTCCGTCGGCGCCGGCCTGAAGAACCTGTGTTCACGTCCATCCCTTGGTCAGACAAGCGAGTATCAAGCACCGCCCTGTCGACAGGAGACATCGGACGCATCGTCGCTAAACGATCGCTCGAGGCTGGGCTCGGACAAGCGAATGCGATGACGTTAGTCAGAGCTAGGTGA